TTTGTAGTACGACGCCCTGACTGTTTGGTTGGGGCGTTTTGCTTGGCTCACGAAGTTAAGAACGGTCGTGTCGAATATGCGTGGGATTTGTTGCGTGGCACTTTGTCGAACGAAGAACTTGCCGACAAGTATTGCGTCGAACCCCAAACAATTAAGCAAGATAGGTGGAGTTTTAAGAAAAAATTGTTAAAATGACTTGACTTTTGGTTCAAACTGTACGACAATGCAAGCAGATAGTTGTTTCAAAAGTTTCCTTATTATGGCTTTCCGTCGCATTTAGGTGCGGCGGTTTTGCTTTTTATGCTTGACTTTCGCCACGATTCGTAGTATAATGTTTTTACAATAAATTGTTCTCAATGGGGGACAGCAGGTTCGAAACTGTTTGTCTTGTAAGTACCTCACAAGGCATTACCCCATTACAAGAGAGCGCGAGAGGTACATATATGAAAGTTGGTGCAAATAAAGAACACCAAAGTTTTGTGCAAATTGTAAATTCCACTATACGCGACAAGAAAATTTCACTAAAAGCAAGAGGGCTTTTATCCTTTATGTTGTCTTACCCAAGCGATTGGGACTTTTCACTTGACTTTTTGGTAAAAGAAACTGGCGAAAAAATCACATCAATACGCACAGCAATACAAGAATTGATTGAAAATGGCTATTTGCAAAGAATTAGGCACACAAACTCAAAGGGTAAGGTTATATGCTGGGAATACATAATATATGAGACAAATAACTCTGATGATTGGGTAATATAGTATATAATATATATAGTCTTTATAGAATATAGTCATAATAGAGCGTTAGAAAAACCCACTTGTGGGAAAAACCACTTGTGGAAAACCTAAAACTGGACAAAACTAAAAATTTCACAAAAACTATTGACAACTAAAAGAGGGAATGCTATACTGTGTACAGTCCTTGTATAGACGAACCTCCCTAAGTAAAACCCAAGATTAGTCGCCAAAACGGTGGCTTTTCTTGGTTTATTGGGGGGTTTTGTAGACGAAGTGTAGATTGCGGTCTGCACTTTTTTGTTTTATGCTCAAAGTGACCAAACTAAAAGGCGGTGGCTTATGGACATTTACGAAGAACTCGGCACAATCCAAGTAGAGCCGTTTGACACATTCAACGAAGAACTTGATGAAATGGTTGAGTATTACGGTCGCATCTACAAATTTCAGATGAAGAACCAAAAATGCAGAAACCACTTGAACATTGCGTGCAATATTACAACACGCACAATTATATACGGTTTTTATACCAAATTCGCAAGTTAAAGTATAAGCAAAATGTATAACAATTACGCAAACCCGTACTACACGGGCTACAGTGGCTCAAATTTCAACGCTAACCCGTATTCCAGTCCAAGTGTTCAACACAACCCCAACTACGCTCAGAATGGCTTACAGGGCTTCTGACAGGTGCAACCCCAAAACCAACAACAGCAACAAGCATCGGATATGTTTGCAGACAGGTACTGGATTGCATCTTGACAACTCGGAATTTTGGGGTTAATATATAATTGCCCAGTGCGAATGGGGCAGCAGAATACACGCACAGTTCCCAGACCTAAAACTGGGGTAAAAAAAAGAGCGGGGCTAAACACTCCGCTCTTCAATTTTGTCATTTTGCTGTCGCTTGCTTTTCGGCTTTCATCATTTTGTTGTACGCTTTTGCACACAAGCATTGCGAGAACCTTGTTTTTTGGTCGACCGCACAGTATGTTTCCATTTGCTGTTGGTCGCAGTAGTTGCACCACTTCATACAACCCGAATTGTCCTTGTTATTCAGGTAGCCACGCTCCCACTTAACCATATCACATTTTCTTTGAATGTCGCTGTTTTTCATTGTTTTTGTGCTCCTTTTTGGGCAATGTAGCCCCAGTTTATTGGTTTTCTGTTAATGTAGTGCTTCTTTCCGTCGTCGTCGACCCAGCACTCTTGTGTCTCATAGTTTGTTTCGATTGCGTTTATTCTTCTGATTTTGTCTTCGATACTCAATTTATGACACCCCCAATAAAAATCGTTACTCTGTCCATTGTGGTTATCACTGTTATTCCTCCCACTATTTTGATTACGACAATACCGTCCTTATACTTTACAATGCTTTGTGCCGTTTGTTTGTAGCCAACAGAAGTGATTGAAACCGTATAAATTTCGCCCTCTGGTACGAGTTCAACCCCGTTGTCCACATCGTCCTTGTCGCAAGCCGTGAACGCCACGACCATACACGCAAGAATTGCCACCAAAAGAATCGTTGCTATAACTTTTTTGCTCATTTCGACTTCTCCTTTTTCGTCGTATTTTGTATAAATTCACGCTCTTGCCTAATTCGTTCGGCACAATAAGCGTTAAATTCCGTTTTCACTTCTTCGGAAATCGTGCTATTAAACAATGACTTATACCGTTGTCCAAGTTCGTCTTCTTGAAACTTGCTCCACGCCTCTTTCATATTTCCCATTGCTATGTCGTAGCCATTTGCCTTTGACCACATCCAAAACTCGGCGTAGATTCTGGAATATCGTTCTCTTGCAGTGTCAATCGCATAATTATACATACTATACATATTAACTTCTCCGTGACTCAATAGTCAATAAAATTTTTGTATTTCTTGTAATACAGTTTGTTTAGCACATCTATGCAGTGCGCCATTCCAAGACCGTCTTTGTTTGGTTTCCATATTCCGTTTTCGTCATACTCTCCGCCGCCCATACAGTAATCATACTGCTTTCGGTGTGTTCGTTTGAGCATAAGGAATCTTGGGTCTCCATTGTTTATTGTATCGCTTTGTGCTCCAAATGCGCAGTATATACACCCAGTTCTTTTGCACCCGCTACATTCGAGTTTGCCCTTGTTGTTGTTCACAACTTCTCCATACACGCTTGCAATTTCAATGCCGTTATCCTTTATGTATTGTAACACATCTTGTGAAGTCCAAAACGACATAGGGGAAGACTTGTTGTTTTCAAACGCATTGCACCCAGTCCGTAGCCAAGCCGTTTTTCTTAACCTGCTTTCTTCGGTCATTGTCCCAAGTATGCTTGCCTTTTTGAGCTTATGTAACGGCTTCTTTTTCATTTCATTACAACATAGGTGTGAAATCTCAAAGTCCACATCCAACAACTGTTTATACTTTGGATAAGAATACATAGACTTTTCGCCGTCCCCGTTCAATCTCCGCAATGCCTGTTGTGAACCACGCCGAGCCTGATAAACAACCTGCGCTACTTCTTTGCTGACAAACGGATAGCCATAAGTCTTTATCACTTCATCAAACCGCATTTCGGGTCTAATAACTTGGACATTTTCTTGCTTTCGGACGAACGACTGAATTTCAGGGTACTCCAAGCCAGTATTGCAGTAAACCGCACTTATTTCGGGATACACAGTCCGAGCCAAGTGCAATAGAACAGTGCTATCCTTTCCGCCACTAAACGAAACAATCACATTGTCTATGCCATAGTGTTCAACAAACTCTCGTATTCTTGCTTTTGTTTTTTCGACTTTCAGTTCAAGCGGTAGTGCTTGCAACAATCGAAGTTCGTCAGCGGTTGGCATTTTTGTCTCCTGTGAATCGTCTATACTTGTTTAGCCCAGCAATCTTGTTCGCCCAACTCTCGGTGTAGAACTCGTAGTAGGTCTTATTGTGTTTCGTTCTGTACTTGCCACCGAATGCCGCCCAGCAAAGAGACGGGATACCGATGACAAAGAGATAGAGCGGTCCGAGAATAAGGCTTTGAATTGAGTGCCCGTATTCGTGAGCGGCGAGAGTTTCGTCCTTGTCATTCGTCACGAACAAAAACATACCCAAAGATACAGAACCGTATTTGTTGTTCCATTTAGTTGCGACTGCGTTCTTGTAATTCTTGCTTACGCATTTCATCATTTTGCAACCGAGAAATACCAACAGCCCGATAAAGTTCTGTGGAAAGCCCCACGTCCATTGAATGAGTATGTATAAGAATTTTTTCATTCTATTCAGTCTCCTTATTGTTCTAATTTCCAAGTCCTTATATCACAAGGTGTTCCGAAAGTAAGAGTGGAGCTGCAGCTATCTGACTTTTTCGGTTTATCGCCCAACGAGATTGCTGTGCTTGGATTCGGATTCGTATATTGCTCCAATGGTACTCTCACAGGAGTTGTAACAACCCAATTCGACCTGCCATATTCGGACGGACTACAGAACGGGCAGTAGTGTTGGTGTGGGGCGAGAATTGCTCCACATTTCGGACATTCCCAGCCTTGTTGGATAAATTGTTTTTCGTTAAATTCGTTTGCTTTGCTCATTGTTTGTTCTCCTGTTTGTTTTTCTTTTTATTTCCGACTATAATATAGTCCCATATTTTTCCATCGCTACCCACCAATTTTCTTTTTGCTTTTATTGTGTTAGACACATAACCATTGCATTTCCCTAAAAATTTTGATGCAGTACAAAAGGAACGAAATGTTTTATTTTCTTCAGTAGAAATTAGCGTTATTATTTTGTTTTGCGAACACAGGTTTGTATCAACAGCGTGCCGTATATTATCTGCAAGACTTAGCCATTCAAGATTTTCAATTCTATTATCGAGTCTGTTCCCGTTAATATGGTTTACTGTGTTTTTATCGGGATTCGGCTTACCTAAAAATGTAATTGCCACGAGTCTCGCAACAAGCCAATCTTTGCATTTGCCGTTTTTCCACAAACCAACTCTTGCGCCAGTGTGCTTATTATTGCCTTTTCCTTTCATTATTCGCATCTTCCAATGCCTTACACCTCGCAATTCGGTATAAGTCGTTTTGTTTGGGGCGGTTCTTATTCTTCCCAAATTGCTCGCTTGATAAATTCCCTCGTAATCAGGTATGTCTTTCCAAATTTCTTCCATTGTCGCTCCTAAAATGGTAAATCATCTTGTTCGTCAACATACTCCATATCGTCGAATATATTGTCGACCGACTCTTGCTTCACCGTTCGTTTATATATTTTGTCAGCCTCGGTTTGGCTTATTTTTGGGGCTTGTTTGTAGGTTTTTGTTTCAGCGTCGTATACAATGCCGATTATACCGTTTCTGTTGCCCTTTGTTTTAATGGTGTCGATAAAACCGTCACATTGGTCATAGTCAAACCCATTCGTTGCTAAATCGCGTTTTATGCGGTCAAGTTCACGTTCTTGCCCTTGCTTTGCGAACATATAGTCCTTGCGGTACAACACCCAAATTCGGTAGCCCTTGTTCGTTATGTTCGACGAACCGAATGCGTCACGGATATTCACTCGTAGCACATCGCTCTTGTTAGTGTGCATTACCAAAATTCCGAACAGCCCGTTTTGCACAAATACATTGCGCAGTTTGTTTCCTATACCTGTTTGTTCTTGCCACTGGTTTGCCGCCTTGTTGTCGATTTCCATTAGGTTGTCGATAACCCAAAAGCGTATGCCGTGTTCCTTGTAACCATACAATATAGTGCCTATGAGTGTGTCTATGTCCCTTTCGTCCTTTTCAACATTGAACAAGAACAAGTTCCCGTTGAATTTTTTCGCTATGCGCTCTTCGGCTTTCTCGTTCACGAACCAGTCGGCTATGTTCGTATCGTTCCCGTTGGTATCTTGGAATGGAATTATCTCAAACTCGCCCTTTTTTGCATTTTGTTGGAACAACAGTTGTTTGTAGGTTTTCAAACTATGCTCGCCAGCGAACACGCCGACCTTGTAGTGCTGGTCTATCGCACGACCTATCAACGACGATGTTAATATACTCTTGCCACAATTTCCAGTTATGTTAATTGCGTTTTCTCTGCGCAACACCAACATTCCGCTCGGAACTGTAAAGCAATACATAAAGCCGTCTTTCGTTTTGTAGTCCGAAAAACTAATAGGTCTTGAACTTTTCATAGCGATGTAGCAGTCGTTACCACCACAACTTCTTACAACGTAGCAGTAGTGCTTAAACTTTCCGCCCAACCTCATATCAGTGTGTATGCTTGTTCTCTTTCCGAGTGCAGAACACACAAACTGTATGAAATCAGCATTGTTCTTGATTATCGTGCGGTACACCTTTTGCCTTTCTTCTTCGCCGTCCCACTTGAAAATTTCGTCGTATATAATCTCGAAACAGCGTTTTGTCATATTATACCACGTTTTTGGGAACTCTTTGATTTTTTCGGGCGGGTAGAATGTATAAGTGTCGAACGCAAGGTCTTTCGGGCTGTTTTTTACTTTTCTATAAGCAATACCACACTTTGCGAGCAACATTTCAAGCCTATCCTTTTTGTATTGGTGTTTCAAGTTTACACGGCAGTAGTTCGTCGAGTTACGCTTCGGGAAATGTCCGTCAGCCGAAATCGCAATGTACAACCTCAAAAGCCATTCGTCAATCTCGAAGTCGCCAAAACTGTCAAAATTGAACGCCGTTATTACTTCGGCGGTACTCGGCACACGATCCTTTATATCACCAAATCTTACAGCCATAATCTTTTTTGTCTTGTGGCTTCTGTAAATGAACTTGTGGTCGTCAGACAAACATTGATTGATTGACTTTCTTCCGTTCTGCATAAGCGTAAGTGTTTCGCACTCGGTTTTGTGATATGAAAGCGGTGTTACCAACTCGGCTCTTTGGTCTTGCGTGAATTGTAAAACTTTTTCGCCGTCCGTGTACTCGCTTATTTTTTTCCACTCGCTACCGTTGAAGTATTCGGTGTCACAGTCAACGCAGTTTGTCTGCCCCAGTATTTCTGTCAGCCCTGTTTCGATGCCTTTGTTCAAGAAATCAAGGTCTGGGAAGCCAGTTAGTACACGCTCTGTGCTTTCTCTCGTGTATGGCACATCAGATATGTCGACTAAATATTGGCTAAAATCTCTACTCATCTTAAATCTTCCTCTGACATCATTGAGCGCATTTTAAGCACCGCTTTTTTGCATTTGGGGCAAACGAATCCAAGTTCTGCGTTTACTGGCACTACAAATTCTTCACCGCACACGGCACAAGTTATGCGCGATTCACAAGCTGCTGTCCCAAAACCTATGTTTGTCGGTTGGGAACAATTCAAATGCGGTATATCGTCAAGATAAATTGTCGTTGTGCCTTGCAGGTTTCTCGTCAACCTTTGCATCTCTTCGTCGCTTAACTGCGTGCTTATTATAAATGAGTTTTCGTCGTCGTCAGTACCGTCGATATATCGTTGCCTTAACTCTTCTATGCTGTTATACTCTCTTGGCATTATTAGTCCTCCTTGTTACAGTAGCAAATACATTGATTTTCTTTCCAGTCGTCTTGTATTGTCCCTATCCAACCGCAGTGAACAGGCTGAATGCTGCCATCTGGTCTGTGAAACTTTTGTGCGTCTTTGCCCTTGTATAGCGTGACTCCAAATGTTGCTTTCCCGTTTTTAATGCTATACCTAAGCACGTCACTAACAACAATAACGAAGTCTATTTTTTTGTCGGCAAGCGTTCTTATAAACTCTCTAACTTGCGAAAACGGAGGGTTTGTGATAACTATGTCGTATTTGCTATAATCTATTTTTCTCCAGTCGGTACTACTTTGCTTTACGTCATAATAGCAATCTTTTAGATACTTGTATATATTGCTTTCTTTTGTGTCGCACGGGCATATTATTTTTTTACCTCTAAAATCGTACTTATGCAATTCTCGAACAACGTCTTTGTACATTGTATAAAACTCGTCGTCATCGGTTTTTCGCCTGCACGTTTTTATTTGTTGTGGCATAGCTTCCTCCTTATAGCCATTCTTGTTCGCCGAACACTACATAGCCGTATTGTTGGGCGTAGTCAGTTATGTACTTAATTTTGTAGAACTTCGTAAACATTTCATAATTCAGCTTTTCGTCGTCAATTACTCGGTAGTGAATAATGTCGCCTACTTCGTAGTTTCTGTCGTTCTTGCGAATCTCGAACATTTTGTCGCCTTTCAGTTTAGGCAATGCATATTCGGCTCGTATCTCCAAATTGTGTATTTTAGTCATATAGCCTCCTTATAGGTCAAATAACGAAAGTTGGTTTGTTTCGTGTTCAAGATTCTTTTTGCCAATCTCAAACAGCTTTTTGTCAAGTTCGCACGATATATACTGTCGCCCGCACTTCCTTGCCGCAACACAAGTGCTAAAACTTCCACCAAACCCATCAAACACAATGTCGTCTGGTTGAGAGAACGTATTTATTAGCAACGACAGCAAATTTATAGGCTTTTGGCAACTGTGTATTAAGTCGACAACCTTGTCTGCCTTTATTACGTCACTAATCGCTGGCTGAGGTGGTTTGGGTTTTCCTTTCATACACAAGTACATCGGCTCGTATTGCGGTCGGGTATAGTAGCCCATTCCCCACACATTCTTGTACCAAATCGGCATACTTTTAATCGTGAACCCTGCTTTCGCCAAAGCGTCATTAAATGTTGGTATTGTACTCCACCCCATAAACGACACCAAAAACTTGTCATTTTCAAGCACTTGGTAGCACCGCTCGAAGTAGTCATAAATGAGCCTTACTTGGTTTTCGTCCGTAAAATCGTCGTTTGCAATAACATCGAAACGCTCTGCTCTGTGATGGGATTGATATGAAATACCATACGGTGGGTCTGTTAGTATGAACTGAACTTGTTGTTTGCCACGTATCATTTCGTCAAGCACATCAATACAGTTTGCGTTATATATAGTGTTTGGTTCTATACTCATTATGCCCTCGCTATAACCATTGCCCCGTATTGCTTGTCGTTTATTGTAAACTGCACTTCAACATATAAATTGGCATCTTGGTACTTCTCTATTGTTTCTTTTACTGTGTTGTTAAATGCATCCGCATTGTCGTCAGTAATAAACATAAATGCTACTATTTTGCCTTTGTTCTTCATTTTATCTTACCTCGCTCCTTTTTTGGTACGTCCTCAAAATTGTCGGCGAGCCAGTTGCTCATATACGGTGTAAAATCTTTACCACGTCCTTTCCCGTTACCCTCGTTAGCCCACTCAACTATTTGTCGTTCGAGGCACTTATATATGTGCAATGCTCTTTTTCGGCTTTCGGTGTAGTCACGAGCAAAAACTTTATGGATAAATACAGTTTGCGCTCGTCCTCTGCTTGCTTTTCGTGGGTACAAAGAGTATGTCTTGTCGAAAAAGTCTATTACTTGTTCTATTGTAGTTTCGTTTCTCGTTTCTGAAATTACCATTTGTTGCAACTCCTGTTTCTCGTTAAGTGCTAATAAAGAGGCACGCAACTTGGAGTCCGTTTCTTTTGTTAAGTTTTCTTTATTATCATTATCTTCTTTATTATTGTGAGAACTTTTTTCTTCGGGGTTGGAAATTTTTTCGCCCCCTGTGAAATTTGTTACCGCCTTATAAAATATAACGTTCACACCACAAACAAGTTGCTCTGTTTTCTCAACAAAACCCTTTGCAATTAGAGAGTGGAGCAAGTTGTCAATCGTCTTTGTTGTTACATTTATAAACTTCGACAAGTACGAACGGCTGCCACAAAAACCAGATGCGTTATCTTGTGAAAACCCATATATTATAGCGTATGCCATAAGTTCATTTCCCGACAGTTTAAGTTCTTTTACCATCCAGCCTTGTATAGTAAAATAGTTTGTATTTTTTATTTCCGTCATACTTTTTCTCCATAATTTTTCTTAATATAGTCGCGAACCGACTTCACGCAATCAAACGGGTTGTTGTAAACTTGGCTTCCAGTAAAACGCAGTACATCATAACCAGCAATTTTTAATGCTTGTTCACGCCCGTAGTCGTAGTTCATTTGTTGCCTATTACTGTGCCAATCTTTACCGTCAACCTCTATAATAAGAGGCTTACTGAAATATATCGTATCGCACTCCTCGTTTGTTGGTTGTTCAAATCTATCAATAAAAAAGTCTGCTCGATAATATTTCATCCCCACCTTAATATCTTTTTGAGGCTCATAATACAAATGAAAATGGTTTTTTTCTTTATTAACCATATCTAATTCGTCTTGAATTTCAGCCGCAACAAGGAATATTTGTTCTATCGGAGTAAGTTTTGGTAGTTCTTCTCTCAACCCCCTCGTATAAACAAATTGGAATGTCTTATCGTCATTGATAGCATTAAAGACAAGTTCTTTTGCACGGTAGCAAAGTGATTCAAAAATTTCTAAACTGTAATTTGCCATATCGCTCCTTTTATCAGAAAACCCCCTAACTCTGCCTAAAAGTGACACACGGCTTTGTTAGGAGGTTCTGTCCTCGTACTATTCAGTTGTTTCTCGAATTATCGGTGTCACTCAACAATACGAGGATTTTGTTTGGTATGAACTCTTGTCCCAAAGTTCTATTACATTATACACCTTTTAGGTGGCGTTGTCAATAACTTTTACCAACTTTGCAAGGGTGGGCGGCGTAACTTTTTTGCTTTCTTCACGCACTATGCATAAAACTGTATTATTATGCAAACCGCATACATTTGCGAACGCTTTATATGAAATTCCGTGTGCAACGCAGTAATTTGTTATTTTGTTTGACCAAGTTTTCGCTGATACATCAATAGCCATTTTTGCCTATCTTTCCTCCGTTATAATTAAGTAGTTTTACGATTTCGGTTGCCGTGTCTTTTCGTTTGCAGAACCGCCACTCCACGCCATAGTCCCGAGCATATCGCTCCATAACTTTCATTATGAATTTGCCCGAGACTTTGGTGTAAGGCTTATCTACCCACTTGCAGTTTCGTTTGTCAAAATATTCGTGAGTTGGTGAACGCCAAAACTGAACGCCGTACACGCTATAAATTACTTCTTCACGCACAAGCACGATGAGTTTCTTGCCCTTTTGCTTGCAACGCTCAATTTCACGCATAAAACGCTCGCGCTCATTCTTTTTACCCGCAATGTTAGCGTGGACTTCGAGTATTCCGTTTTTTAGGTCAATAACACAATTTGGGTTAAACGAACTTTGATAGTCCCCCTCGTCGAGTTTTTGCTCTTTGTAGTTGTATTCCAACTTTTTGAAGTCTCGCAACACATAGTCGTTGTCTTTTTCACGAGTGTCGACCAAAATATAAGCCATACCGTAAACCGCCTTATTTCAATTTTAAGCGTGGGTTAGGTTAAAGCCGAACAAGTTATTAACCCAACCGCCAACGCTTGAATTTGCCCTACTACACGCCGTCAGAATGGCAAACCGTCTTCAAACTGCGGAAACGAGCTGCTATTTTCGTCAACAGGCGCGTCCCCAAGTGACTCTACAATCAAATTGTCGGGTGACACAAAAATCGAAACCTCGGTGTATTGCTTGCCGTTATAGGAGTTTGTTCTTTTGCGAACTCCGTCTATAAGTGTGAACGAAATTTCGGCATTGTTGTACACATTTACATCTGTATTTACAAACACAGAGAAATACTCGGCAGTAAATGAGCCGTTCTTCTCTTTAAGTTTGTCGCAAATCTTGATGATTGTGTACTTGCCAGATTGAGTTTCGCCTTTTCGCACGCTGAAAACTTTGTAGTTTTTGTTTGGTCTAATCATTGTTTGTTACCCCTCGTAGTTCATAAATTTTTCGCAAATTGCGTCGTAGTCTTTTACTTTGATTTTGCTCGTGCTTTCAACGCCCCACGACACCAAAAGTTGCTTTGCTTTTTCTCTCGAAATCTCTTTTGTGCTTGCTATTGCGAAGATTCGTTGCACTTGTTTGCTCGTGATATAGTCCTCATCACTTTGAAGTTTGCTCGCCGCTTGCGGGTTCGTGAAGTTCTCGTCTTCTATGTCTTGTGTGAAACAATCTGAAAGTGCGCCCAAAGTCAATGCAAGGTCGACAATCGCTCTCTTTTTTGCTTTTTTTAGTGCAACATTCGCTTGATTCCAACTGACCGCAGTGCCGTTTGATGTTTCATTAGTGTTTGCACACCCCACACCAACTCTAAAAACTTCCCCGTTCGCATAAGCCGTTGCCTTGCACTCATAGTAGAAGAACCCGTCCTTGAAGTCTTTGTAACTGTCAGTGATTTCCACATCGTAACGTAGATGGAAAGCCAAGAGAATTTTTTCCGCTCCTGCTTTCCACAACGACGGGGACTTTGCTTTTGGCACTTTACCAAAGTCAATATCTCTTTTGAGCGTAAATTGCTCGTTGCCAACCGAAAAGATGTAATTGTTCCTGCTCGGTTTTAGCTCAATCTCTGGCGTCTTATAAGTTGTAAGTTCGTTATCTGCCATTTTTACTCCTCATTCTTTTATTGTGTTCGTGTAAAATATCAAACCATTCGTAGTCTGGTTCAATCTCTTTGAAAGTATACCCGCCGTCCTTTTTTAGGTGCAAAACGTATGTCTTGCCGATAGCAATTCCACACACGGCACACAACAATTTGTAGCCTGCGAGTTGAACGGCTAAATATTTTTTGTCTATTGTACTTGTCGTTTTGAAATCGATAAGCACGGGGTTGCCATCAATTATTCCGATAAAATCGCAAGTGCCACAATACCCAAGTTTAGCGTCGCCCATAACGAACTCACTAAACAGTGTCGTTGGTTTATAGGTTTTCCACCACTCCATAAATCCGCAAAAGTACGGAAATGTTTCGGGTGTTGCACTTTCTACTACACTGTCGACATCTTCGCTCATAACAAATTCGCTTATTAGACCGTGAACCTCCGCTCCACGGCGTGCGGCGTTTGTTACGATGTGCTTGGGCAACGTGTTGAGTCTTGCCGAACTAATTGGCGAGCAAATCTCTGTCACGCTCGGATACTCGACACCTGCGATTTCATAGGCGTGCGTTGTTTCGTTAAATTCTACCCTGTCCATCACTTTCCTCTCAAAAAAGCCAAGAATATAAAGAAGAATAAGAATAGGTACATAGTCACCTCCTTTTCGTTTTTATTATACCACGGCGGAGGCGGTTTGTCAATGTGTTCTTTTACTTTTTCTATTGTTGGTTGTGTTTTTATGTTTGTCATTGTATTATCAAATCGCTAAAAAGGATGGCTCGGTTTAGTACAAGCCCGTCTTCACCAATTAAAACCACGGAGTCATAGTCGTCAAGCAATATTGCACACAATGGATACTTATACCAATTCGTGTTTTCGTGCGGATGTATTGCCACGATTTTCCCTGTCTCTCCATTATTTGGCGTAAAATAGCCTTTGAAATTCCTAATCTTTTTCGTATCTTCGTGCATCTCAAACCAAGAGTAATAGCTCGTAAATAACTTTTTGTTGTCCATAATTACTACGTGGTCGCCGACCTTATATTTGCTTTCCATCACATACCTCCGAAAAACTTCAATAGACTAATTAGGCTCAAAATTGATAGTATAAATGCCATAAAATTCATAGTCGGTTCTCCTATTATAAATCAAAGTCGTGGCGTTTTATTTTTACGATTAGGCGGTGTCCAGTCCTATCTTGCAATTCGATGTGCGGTTTTGCCACAATCCCCTCGATTTTACCACCGACTTCCGAGACGAAACTTTTGGTGTTGCTCAATACGAAGTTTACGAGTTCATCAAGTGTTCCCGAAATCAGAATTGGCACTACTTTCAAACCAAATATTGACGCAATTTCTTCGATGGTCTCCCGAGATTGATAGTTGCCGTTAATCATCACATCAAAGACGATGAAATCAACACCATCAATGTACCCGTTTGTTTGTATCTTTTCTCCATAGCCCTCGCCAAAGATTATGACTTCCTTTTCGCCGAAGTGTTGCTCGAAAATCTCTTCGTTTGCAATGCCCCCGAAATATTCGTCGAGTTTTGCCAACAAGTTTTGCGGAATTTGTGCCTTGTCCGTTCTTCCGCCGTAATTGACTTGATGCCCGTCCCATTGTACCCGAATGTTCGTGCCGTCCACTTTCTCGCTACCGTCCCAAATTATGTCTTTTAGGAACTCAACGGTGGGGTTGCGGAACTTGCCTACGACCAACTTTTTCGTCTTGTCGTCTCTTTCAAAAACTGTTTCAATCTTGTGGTATTCTTTCATTGTTAATTCTCCTTGTTTATTTTGTATCCTTTCTCTCGCATATACTGTTTTACTGCTTGTTTTGGGTTTCTCACTGTATTTCCGTCGAGCCAATTGAGTAAGTCGTTTAATACTTCTGACTCATTTATTACAATATCAAAACACTCGCTCCTGAGCGGACAATATTGCCCATATTCTTCACCATAATTACTTCTCGGTTCAATTGTTCTTGCGACTATTCTGTTTTCATCAACAACTTCTATAACTTCGCCCATCCAGCCACATTTTTGGTTTGTAACACGATACTCGCCGTTGCTTTTTTCATTTGCCTTAATTATATCGCCTACTTTGAATTTGCCCATATTTAACTCCTTTCCATATCTGCAAGCCACTTTGCAAGAACCGCTTGGCAAAACTCGTCCGACATATATTCGGTATCTTTCGACCACTTACCCGTCTTTTCGTTATAGTGGATATTCAATTCGCCGAATCCAATCCCGTTTGCGCCCCACTCTATATTGAGCGCATATGTGTCGGGCACTCTCTCATTGCATTTATACATCTTGCCGTTTGTGTAAGTTATTTCATATTGTTTCATCTTTTACTCCTAACGCTCTGTCGATGTTCTCTACCATTTTATCTCGAAGTTCTGGGTGGAACTCACCGTCTTTGTGTATTTTGCCTTGCGCCCAATCTTTAAGACAGTTGAGATACTCGTCCTTTACTCTGACCTTATGTTCAAGAGATAAAACACTCTTGTAATTCATCATACAAAGGTTGCTTATTGTGTTTGCGAGAACATCAGGACGAGATTTCAAAAAACCTATAATGAGTTCTTCATTTGAAAAACCAAAGGGGCTATATTTGTCGATGTATTCTTTTAATGTCATTGTTCTTGCACCTCCGCTTGCTTGCATTTGTCGCAACGTTCAGGATAACGGTCAGGCGAGTATAACGGTATCATACAACCAAACAGATTGCAAATAGCCAAATCGCTTGAAACATATTTACAATATTCACAAGTTTTACAATACTTGCCGTCTGGCACTTCGATTTCAACCTTTATCTTCGCCATTTTGCACCTCCTTTAACATTTTGTCGATTTCGAGGCAATTATCGATTATCTCTCGTACGGACATAACCGCAAACGTCATAAAAACCGAAACACTGATTATACATACTACAATAGAAGCAATGAGTAACAATTCACCGCTTGTCGCAAGCTCAACTGATGCATTTATAAGACCTACAACATAACACAAGACTAAAAACATATTAAACAGTACCACAAATATGTTCTTTACAATGTCACTTATCATTTTCTACCTGTTTCCTCCTTTTATTTCGAGTTTTTTGAACCATAAGTCTATTATATTCTTTCTTTTCTTCGGGCGTTAAATCCTTTGCCCGTTTACCGAATAATTGAACCGCAGGCGACATTGAGTAATTTTTATAATCATAATGCTCATTTGCATAGTTGTACCACCTGACTTTATTTTTTAGCACTCGAAGTTCTGCCAATATAGGTTCTTTTCTCGCCTTAAAATGTTCATTAAGTTTTTTTTCCAAACTCTTTTTTTCTTCTTTAAGTTCGTTTTTTGATTTTTCCAACTCGGCTATTCTATTGTTAATTGCCTTAATTTCTTCGATTGTCATTGCTCTTCTACCTCCTTTATGAGTTCGTCGATTAAATTACAAATATGATATGTTTCGATTGTTGCCAATCCGACGGCTCTTTCTTTTACCTTGTTCAGCACGTCGATTTGTGCTTGCTTGACCGTTTCACAATCATCGCACCCCTTGTTCACTTCTGCTTTCAATATTTTAATCTCTTCTCTTTGCCAGTCGCTCAATTTCTTGAGGTCGTTGCATTTAGTTTCAAGTCGGTTTGCTTTGTATTGGAACGGTCTCAAATAGTGTTCTACACCAGCAAATTTAGCATTCGCATCTCGTGCAATTCGTGTTTGTTTTGCAAGTTTTTTATTGAGTTGTTCAATCTCGGCTTTGTATTCGGACACGTCGCCGTAACCACTCTCGATGAGCCTTTCAGCATATTCCTTATATAAGCAATGTTCAGTATCAACATTAGCACAGATGTCTGGCTCACGCCCATTCTTACTCACTGCACACTTGCCATCAGTGCTACAATACCCACACATACTTCGTGCCATTTTTTCGATTTGTTCTTGTTTATTCATTGTTTTTCATCCTAACTTCCCGAAGTTTTGATATGTATTTGGTTACTTCTTTTTGTTGTTTCTTTTTTAATCCAATAATACGCATATAGTCATAAATAGAACCATAAGATTGCCCACAACAGATAGCATTTTTATATGCAACAATGTTTTCTTCTTCGGTCATTGCCTTAATTTGTTCTCTGTCAATTTTCATATCTGCCTCCGTTTTGTTTACCAAACGATGTCGCTTTTTGTTTTTATGTTTTTGTAAACATCTCTATTTTCGTGGCTATAACTGTTCAGAATCGCATTGTCTCGTTTCACCAATTCAAAATCTTGCGTAAGTCCATCGTCCCCAAGTACAACACATTCTTTTCCGCCCACGACTTTGAGCGACGCTCCACAAAAATCTTCGGTTGTACAAACATATCGTATTGTTTTTTTGCTTTGATAAACTACTTCCTTAATTTTTAGTTTTACGATTATATACCTATATCCACCAGATTCTCGCCAACAATAACGGCAAACATTTGTGTAAACAGTATCGCCGACGTTAAACGACATATCTTTTAGTTTGGCTTTTTTGCAATCACGTGAATCGCCGAAAAGCAAACAGTGTCCGTTCTTGTAAAAATCGCACTTCTCACAATTAAAATCGTTAGGGACATTGACTATACCCACTCGCACTTGTGCCATTGCCTTATTTTGTTCCCGTTCAGTTTTCATTGCTCATATCCTCCAACATTCTGATTGCGTCGTTGATTATTTCGGGTATATACTCCCCATAAACGCCCTTGCAATCTTCTTGTAGTTGTTTGAGAGCGTCAAGTTGACCTTTAATGTAGCCATCTTTATATGCTTTTTGCACATCCGTTGCGAACTTGCTCGTGTATTCTTGCATACTCTTCTTGCTCCTCCGTTTTGTCAGTTTCTATTTCGATTTTTACGCCCGTACATTCCCCAAAAAGGAACGCTTGATATTTTGTCGGCATAACAAAACCGTCCAATATTTGTTTCATCGTTATTTTGTCGGTGCATAGTTGTCGTGCGCACCACGCTACCGATTTGCCCTGCGTTTTGAGTGTGAGCGACATTAACATTCCCACGCTTGCCTTTGCTTTCTTTCTCATACAATACCGCCGTTTACCATTATTTCCCCGTCAAACTTGTCCCCGATTATTATAACAGTTTTGCATTTTGTTTGCAAGAACCGTTGCAATTCGGCGAAGAAATCATTCTCGGAATCGTATTCGTTGCCGTCAACCCAAAACATTCTCGGCTCTTCATTATTAACATCTACCGCCTTAACATACTCGGTTACAAACTTATCAATTTGCTTTTTGACTTGTTTGCTCGTTGATACAATTGTCGGTCGCATAAACATTCTATCTACGATTTTATAATTATACATTTTAGCCTCCTGTTTATACGAGTTTTGTTAGGTACTTCGTAAGATATTGCGCCCCGAAATTGTTGTTGATGTAATCGTCAACCAACTCGAACATCTTTTTATACAGTTCGTAAAACTTTGGGTTTTTGTTTTTATGCTCGCTCACTTTATGGCTCAACGCAAGCGCAAAGTCAATAAACTCATCGCATTTTGTCGCATACGCATCAACATAATAGTTTGCGGTCTTTGTTATTTCCGTTACGCCTTTTTCTTCGGCTTTGGTTAGCTCAACCCAAAAATTTACCTTTTCTTCGGGTGGCAAAATCTCGTCGGGGTCGATTGCGTTTTCTACAACTTCAACTTCTTCAACATCTTCCGTAGTTAAAGAATTTCCCATAATCTCTTCTATGTCATCGTCGTCCATTCCTGTCTCTTCTTTTATTTTAGAAAATGCATTTTCGTCGTCATAACCAAAATCAATGGTGTATGTATCGTAAAGTGTGAATAGTGCGTTATATAAGAAAATTTCAAGTCTGTCTTTCTCCATAAAAATGCCTCATTAATCCGTCGTTAGAATGTCGACTTTTCTCATTGTGCTACCATCGATTGCAGTATTTCCGACTCGCACAAACGCCTGTCTCTCCACGGCAATCAATAAGTCTGTTGCCTCTGCTGTTGTTACCTCTATTACATCTTGCTCGCCCGTCCAATAGAAAATGTGGGCATAATAGTGTTTGCTCATAATACGAAATAGTCCTCCAATGCAAGTCCGCTCATATATACATATCCGAAATGTCCGTCTTTCTCGTTCTTTACTCTGATAGTGTTATATGGTTGATAGTCTCTATTGTTCCATCTTTCATCAACCGTAACATAGTTCCCGAACCAATCAGTTTGCGCACAAGTTCGACCTCTGCCAACGGTCTCTTTTTGTGTATGTAACCTAATTTTTGCGTTTTGTTCTATAAACATAGTTACACCTCCATTTTGTTATTATTTGAGATTGTACACTTGGTTTGGGTACTTTTCCGCAAAGAGTTTGAAGTCGGGTTTCAACTTGTCCATATTCGGCAACAACAACTCAATGTCGTCTCCGCCATCGACCTCTTTCGTCAACAATGCGTTCTTGTAAAGTTTATTATCTTTACTTATGAATAGTCTCTTGAAGTGAGAGTACATACCTTTAACCAAAAGAATCGCTTGACCTTTCTCGATGAAAACGGCGTCGCCTTGCGAATCGTCATTCTTTTCGAGTTTGTATGATTGCGTTGTACCAAACTTGCTTTTTGCGCTATAATAGCTTACCGAGTACAAGAAGTCTCTCCATATTGCCTCTCCACCTATTATCTGTCTCGTAAGTTCTTTGTCCCAATACAGTTTTGATGTTTTGTCTATGTAGATGTTGTCTTTTGTTTCGACCGTGAGTTTGTTTACAAGCAAAATTATCTGACTCGGTTTTAGATAAATCGGGTCGCTTGTTGGTGGTGTGTAGCTGTTTTTTGAAGTAGACCCCCACGAGTAGAGGTTTGAATAGTAGCCGTCGTCATCGTCGTAATTGTTTGCCCAATTGCTATAATAATGGCTACCATACGAACACGATTTTTTGGGCTTGTCTTCGACATACTCAAACTTCTCGGTTATCGTGCCGACCATTTTTGTCGCACGTTTAATGATGTCGTTCATATCGGCAATGTTTACATACTCGTACCAACAATGCGGGTTGAAATATCCACACGAAATGTTGACCGCCTCAATCTTAAAAGCGGGCGCAATGTACGATATATCCGAACACGAACCCGTCGCCTTTTTGAACCCAAACTTTTTGATGTGTTCCTCGAAGTCTGCATTGTAGTCCTTGTAAAACACATAATCGTTGTTCCCTTTTCTATCGAACTCCACGCAATAGTTGTTGTCCGACAAATCAATTCCCGACTTGCAAAACAGTTTTGAGCCGACACATCCAATTTCTTCATCTTCAAAGAACGCCACCGAACAATCGTACTTGTTGAGAATATCAAGAATCATAATGACACCGCAACGGTCATCCCCACCAATTCCCTCCAATGACATAATTGTGTTGCCGTCTTTTGAGTACAAAATCGTTTTCGGAGACTCTTTGTGTACTGTGTCGAGATGAGCAACGAGCAAAACAGGGTGCGTGCCTTTCGCATATAGATAACCATCGTCTTTTTGTACCGTCTTGCCCATTCCGACAAGTTCCTTTTCCAACATCTCTTTTAACTCATCTTGTGTTGCACAAAAGATTTTTTCCATTTTGGTCTTATTCATTATTGTGTCTCCTTTTTTGATTATTCTTCTTCTTCAACGTCGCTATAATCATCTTCGCAGTCATAGCACAAGCAACAACCCGTTCTCGAATGTTTTCCTCCACAATGCGGACATATCGTTTCTCCGCCGATTGCGTATGCGCTGAATGGGTTTACATCCGCGCTACTTATTTGTGAAATTATCGTAGAATGGTAATCGCTATAATCGTAATCTGGATAGTGCGTCGAACCGTTTGCAGTCGCAAAATATTGATGAACTGTTCTTCTTGTCGCATCTACAACAGTTGTTTTCCAATCGTGTTTTTCAGTTTCGTCGAGTTTTGCGAGTTCCCAATTCCTTATGTTCTCGTTCATTTTTGCATCATAACTTCCATATCTTGAAACATCAGGATATAGTCTGCTTTGCAACACTGAATCGCCGTCGTAGCACACGATTTGTCTCTTGCACTTTTTGAACGTATAGAAGTCGTTTGTTGCCCTCGTGTCTGAAATCGAGAAGAATATCATAGACACTTCATCAACGGGATATGACATCGTTCCTGATTGGTAGCACTTGTCGCCGTTGTCTTTATCAAGATAGTGGCAAGAAGACCACGAGTTGCCGTTCGACATCAACAAGAAGTCAAGTGGGTTCACCGAAAGACAATATTTCATCTTAACAACTCCGTCACTTATGTTATCCGTGAGCTGCGCATATCGTTTCTCGAAATCTTCGTTCTTCGTCACGCCTGCCAACTCGCACAGTTGTCTTATAACTCTCGTCATTTTTGCCCCTACATTGATTTTAGCATCTTTGAACGTTTGGCAACACGAGATATAGTCTTTTGCACTTTGTGTCAAATTACCATCTATAACCGCATCGACAATTGTATACGATTTAAGCACCTTTCTCTCTACATCCAAATCATAGAATACGTTGTTGCAGAACACAACCCACGCGTCGCTCTTTTGTGATGGTGTGGGCGTTCTCTTTTGGTCTACATTTTCGGCAATACAGAGATTTTGCTCATCCCAATTCGGAGACTTGCGAAGTTGATTAACCAACCAACCTTTTTGTTCGTTCCATTTTGTCAACCATTTCATCACGCCGAATTTTGTCGTGTTGTCGTAGCCGTGTTCGCTAAATATCTTTCGTGCTTGTTCGCACAACTTATTAAGTCGTGCATCGTCTACTGCCAACATTTTGGGGTGTATTTCTCTAAGTTTTATGTCTACTTTTGTTAGATAACGATAGTTCGTTTTTACTATTTGCACGCAATTCCCCTCCGCATTGCGCCCGAATATCACAAATTTTTCGACTTTATCGATAACGAGCTTCTCGCCTGTATTTGAATAGTTGTATACCGCTCCGACCTCGAAATTATCTTTTTCGTCGTCGTCAACCACAAAATCAGCATCCGCAAGAAAAGCGTAGCCGTAACCGAGACGGAAACCTGCACTTGAACTTGAATCTCCAGCTATAAAATCGGCTTTCAAAATGCCAGCGAGTTTGGATGTCACTTTGAATATGCAGTTGCCACTCATAAACAACTCACCGACAGTAAGGCGGCGAAAACTTGCAGATGGTTGGACATCGACCTTTTCGATAGCCTCAAACGCCAAGCGTGTCATTACACCGTCTGCCGAGCGCAAAGTAACAGTTTCGGAGGATATGCCGTCAATGATTCCAATCTCGCCCGTTGTCGTGTTTTTTACCACATCATAAATGCGCGGGTAGTACACATCTGATAAGTCGAGCGGTTTGTAGAGTCTTTCCCAACCATAAAGAACCACCGTTGCATACTTTACGAACTTGATTGAATCGTCTTGCATCACGCATACATACATCGTTTCGTGTGGTTTTCGTATACTCGTGGTGTCGTATAAAACTCCGCAATCCGCCGACGATAGCGTAATTCCGTGGGATTTCACTGTTTTACCGAGTCTTCTCAATTTTATGATTGTACGGATAAAATCGACTTTGTCTTCGGTTTTATAAATCTCTTTTGGTGTTTCCTTTGTTGCCCAAACCTCGATATTTCGGGTCGGTTCTTTTTCGAGATAACCCGACTTTGAGCCGAAACTCAATTTGCCCATATTTGTTTTGAAACAAGTCTCGTCCCCGAAACTCGCATATATACTTGCCGAATCCGTGTCGGCGTTGATTTCGATGTCATTCTTCCAAACGAAGCCCGCATTTTTTGCCTCAATAAGGAATTGTCTTGCACACTCTTGACTTGTGCATTGATAGATTCTTTGTTTTTTGATTTCCATAATAATGTAACCTCCATAAGAAAAGTATGTGTTTGTCGATTGGTGGAGACCCACTATTGAGCCTCCGCCAACCGTAATGCCGTTATCTCACGATTTCGACATTGTAGCCGAGCGTGTCGCATACCTCGGCGAGCGTCATTTTGACGGTAGGTTGCTCGATGTCGCAAACCAAATCGTCGTCCGCATACAAATCGCCCGTTGCCTTGCTATCGGTTGAGTGCATAAACACTTTTACGATGTCAAGGGTGTCGTGGTCGGTGTGCGTCAAATCATCATTGTAGTGGTCGAGCCAAGTGAATCTCTCACCTGCGCCACTTCCGAAAAGAACATCTCTTCCCGTGTCTGCAAAGTCCTTGATGACAATGCGTCTTTTTCCGTTGCGATACTCAACAACCATTCCCGACTTCAAATCGGACTTACTAAAATTTGCTCTTGCCATACTTTTTACCTCCTTTATGGCTTTTTATTTTATAATCAAATCATCGCCAATGCGAGATTCAATCCAAGATAAGCTCCAACTATATCCAGAACCGTCGTCTGCTCTATAACTATCATAGTCCATTTCCAAAAACAAAATCCGACTTGCTTTCCCGAAACTTTGTTTCATACGGGGTACTATCCAACTTTGTCTATCAAAAATTTCTTCAAGCGGTTTGAGCATCACGACATCTCCTGCGCTATATTCAATCGACAAACAAATCACCTCCGATAGGAATGAGCCATTCTTCTGCCCATACGTATGTACTACATCCTTTTACATCATATATGGTTTGATATGTATAGCGCGCGCCCTCTGATATTCTCACAACTCGGTCTGCTCGGCGTGTTATTTGCAATATTTTTCCACAATATCTGGACATTCCGTCGTCGTTAAAAAACAAATGGCACGTCCCACCATCAGTTGTCGCCAAACCATCTTCCTTTATTTCATCTCTGTCTTTTATCAATACAAGGTCTCCGACTTCCAACATAATAATCACCTCCCATACTTTGCGACAAGTTTCTTGCCGTCATCGGTGACGAACTCGATAACCATTCCGCTGTCAGTTGATTTTACCGTGAAAGCCACAACGGTGATGTTTGTTTCGTCTACCGTTTCTATCTTCGGCTCGGGGTCAGTTGTCGCTTTTGGTGCGAGTTTTGGTTCTTCACTCGGCGACACAATCGGGTGCGCATTGATATAAACTGCACACATTAGCTCCGTGATGTATGTTTCAATGAGTTTGCGCAATGGAAGTGACTGTATCTCCCATTGGCTGTCATCGATTTTAATTTCGCCATCTGCATCGACCTCAGCCCATACCGTGCTTGCTCCAAAACGCTTACGACCGTTTGAGTCTCGGTCTATTCTGATTTTCACTCTCGTGTCCGACAAAGTGTAGCCAACGACATCATAAATGCCGTATGCCCTTATCGGTACTGATGACAATAGTTTTTCGAGTGTTTGTTTTTTGATATATCCTCTTTTATGATTGTAGCCTGCCATAGTTTTACCTCCTCAACCTATTCTTCTGATTCCGCCCGCAAATGACCTGACAACAATGTCCCCGAACTCCGAACACATATCGTCCGTCTTGTTCCAAACATAAGCGAACACATAAAAATCGCCCGTGTCTGTCTCCAACAAAATGTCGTCCCACTCATCTTCCGACGATGGCACATACAAAAAGTCATAGCACTCTCCAAACTCGGTGAACTCGTGCGTGACTGCATAGACTATTGCGTTGTGCTTGCTCTCAAATTCCTTGATTTTTGCCATCAGTTCAGGCTCTTGCCAAGCCCAATACCCTGCGTATCTCTCGAAAAAACACACCGTACCATCTTTCTTAAAATCTTCAATGTACGGCTTGTAGATGTTTAACTTCTTCATCAGTTCGATTGCTTTTTGTTTTTGAGTCATAATTTATACCTCCAACTTATAAATCGTGTTGTATTCCGCACTTATAAGCTCAACTTTCACATCAAGTTCGTATGAGTGTGCAATAAAATAACCACCGTGCCTCGTCGAGTTTTCGTTTATTCCGAATCCACGCCCCCGATACTCTTCTTTTTGCCCGAGATAATGACCACGTGCATCATCGTCGTTAGGAAAAACCACAATCGTTGTTGTCGGTCTCGCCCCGTTGTTGTGAATCAGAGTTTTCGCCATAATCCACTTCCGTTCTCCGTTGCTCATATAAATAACCTCCATTATTATAATCAAGCGTATTATTTAACACTTGTTTTAATCAATATGCACGCACACACGCGCACACATCAAGTCTATATAACTTATATATCTTATAGTCTGACTGTATACCTATCTACGCACTATCTCTTATTATAAGTTATTTAAGTTAATAATCTTATATGTCATTAAGATAATAGCCTCCATAGATAATATAATATACTACATCAGTCTATAAGTATATATAATGGTGACGGGTGAGAGAATTGCACTCCCGACTGCCGATTGAGAGTCGACCGACTTACTACTTGTCCAACCCGCCGAAAAGGCTCTCGGTTTTGGTGAGGCAGACCGAGAAAACTGCCAAGTCAATGGAGGTTATCTGCACACCGTGATGTTCTCGCCGATGTGTCGAAGATACAATTTGCGGATTGCGCTGTCACGAGATGTGGCAAGCACAGATTCTACCTGATGTTGGTTGTTGCTATCAAAATAGTCGATGAAGTATGATTTCATAATAATAATCTCCGTGATAATAATAATTGCGGTTGCCTGACGGTCTCGGCTTGCGCTCGGTTGCGATGAGTGCTAACTCGGTGAACGCCCGATGACAACTTTTTGAGCATAGCAAAACGCCCGCCCGTTTTTTCGGGGCGGTGCGTCTGCCGTGGTTGTGGTTGCCGATTATTTGAGCAGCTCCGCCAACTCCTCCGCCGTGAGTCCGAGGGCTTTAAGCTGCGCGATTTTGGTTTGCGCTTGCGCTTTTCTTGCCTCGTCTGCTTTGCGTTTCTCCTCCTCCATAAGTGCGGCGATCTCGTCGTTTGCGGCTTTGAGGATTCTTGCGTTTTCGGTTTCGTCAAGCATTGCGCCCGCCGTCAAATCCCACGCCCGCAAGATTGCGCTTGTTTCTGCGCCTGCGTTTTTTAGATTTTCGCTTGTGGTGTTTAATGCGTCAATCAATGCAGCTGCGATTCTCTCGGGGCTTGCGCTTGCGATTCTAAAAGTATTAAAATCGGTTGTCGCTTTTTTGCGTGGTTTTGCGTTTGCGGTTTTTTCTTTTTTCGGTTGTGCCTCGGCGATTGCTATGAGTGCCTCGCGATTTGCTATAAAGTCGCTTTTTTGTAGTGAAAACGTTTTGCCCCCGTCTGCGATATAAAGTCCGCTTATACCGCTATCGTTGTATCGTTTGCTCAGTGTGTATTGCTTGCCGTTTTCAAACGTGATTGCGCCGTTTTCGATTGTTGCCGTGATTGTGTTGCCGTTGTTGTTAAAAGTGATTTGTTTCATTGTCTTTTCTCCTTGACTTTTTCTCGGGGCTTTTTGCCCTTTTTCTACTGCTATTATATACCCATTGCGCCACGGTTGCAAGCGTTTTTTATGGTATTTTTATAGACTTTTTGGAGTTTTTGTATGGTTATGTTACGATTGTAGTTTATTGTACATTGTGTATGTTATTTTATGCCGTCCGTGTTCTTGCTTTTAGCACTCTCGCGCGGCGATTGCTAACTCATACCATATTGCGCGCGCGCGTTGTGCTTGCGGTTGCGCTTTTTGCGCCGTGTGCCATTGTCGCGCCGTGTGCGCCGTTTTTAGCGCGGTTGCGTGGTTGTGCCGTATGTTTTATCGGCGGTGTGTGTTGCGTCGTTTTTACGGGCATTTTACGCCGTCGCTTTGTTTTATCATACATTTGTACGGCATTTTTTAAGGGGGGCGGTATTCCGTGGAACGACAGCGGGGCGGTGTTATATACTCATCTAATTTTATAATAACATATAGGTAAAATTATAGGTATACGGCGGTTTCTTGGCAGGGCGGCACAGTTCAGGCGTTGTTTTGGTGCAGAAGCGGAACAGCAAAGGGCGGTTGCGAAAAAAAGTTGGGAAAAATGAAAAAAGCACTTGACAATGGGTAAAAGTGGGTGTATACTGGGTGTAGAAAAAGACGAAAGGGACAGGTCACGGCGTTCAAAGAGTCGAAAAAATAGGTACTATGTATTGTAAATACTGGGTATATTGAGGACATTGTGGAAACCGTGACTTACACAGTGTCCTTTCTTTATACACGAGTGCAATATTGTTCAACACCTAAAACTGATTGGCTTGCCACCGTACAACGACGAACGGCAACAGCCTTATTGGGGCGACTGATATGAAGTACCAATGCGAGGCGTAAAGTCTAACGCCAGTCCGTATAGCGCATAACTTTTGGGGGTTAGGGGGCTTCTTTTTTCTTTTTGCTTTTGCTCTTTCTTCTTATGGTTGTTCGGTTCTGGTTGTTTCCTTTTTGCTTTTTCTATGTGCGATGACAACACAAAACATAACAATAGGAGTTACAAATACAGTATGATAAAAGACAAACACATTGTGATAAACGGTTTGGACTACACTGAGTACCTAAACAGTCCCGAGTGGCGAGCAAAGAGGCTTGAAGTTGCTAAAAAAGCGAATTACACTTGTAGCAGGTGTAAGAAACAGATTCTTTCGGGTTTTCACGTTCACCACAGGACATACAAACATTTTGGGAACGAGTTGTTGAGCGAACTTGAATTTTTATGCCCAGAATGTCACAAGAAGTTGCACGAAAAGCGTGACAAGCAAAGGTGTAACCCGAATCGCAAAAGAACAAAAGCGAGTTGCTGTTATTCGCAAAAGAAAGACTGGTATCGGTTCTGCACTCTTCGCAATGAAGAATGTACATATATGTGCAAAGATTATGTGTGCCGTTACACTGGGCAAACAAAAGACGAAGTAAGGCACGCAGACCCAGACCAAAATTACACCCAACGCACTGCGGCAGTTGTAAGGCGGCAAAAGCGAAAGGCGAAAAAATGCAAAAACAAGAACAAGCGTAAAATCAAGTGATTACTGGAAGAAGCGGGGCTAAAACCTGCTTTTTTGTTGCAAAAGTGGTGGTGGCGATAAAAAATCGCCCAAGCGTAAAATTAGGGCTTGACACGACGAAAAGTAGGTGTTATAATATGCACGAAAAAACGGAGGGCTACGGCAATGAAGATACTGGTGAGCGGAAAAGACAATAGACGTGTAGAGTGTGAGAAGTGCGGGTGTGTGTACGAGTACGAAGAGGAAGACGTACAGCAGCACGACATTCGGGACACGCTTTTTGGAATGTTTTTAGACGCACGCAAAGACAGTGTGATTGAGTATGTGGAATGCCCAGAGTGTGGGGACGCACATATTTTGCACCGTGCCAACAAACGAAAAGAAATAAGCGAAGACGACTACTCGATACGGGCGTTTGAGCAAAAAAAATAGGACTCCATAGATTTCGGTGTCGCTCGGACTTGGTTTTTCTTGCACTCTAACAAGCCGACAAATAAACAAATAGACCGCATTTTCAGCTTTTCTCCCTCTTTTGGCGGTCGGCGGCACACCTCCTTATTACAACTACAAAACCGATGAGGCATAAAATGAGCAACTACATTTCAAGTACGCTTAAAGAAGAAGTCAAGCGAAGCCACTACACGTATGACGGGCTGGCGAAAGAACTTGGGCTGGCTTCAAAGCAGAATATGAACTTTTACCTAAACCACAAGCAAGACACGGAGTGGACGTACTACGACATTAAGCGGTTTTGCAGAATTTTGGGTATAAACCACATACTTTTTTTGCAAGATGTTGATAGAAAAGAGAGACTGGGCAACTAAATTAAGGGACTCGGCAGGCTTCAAGAAGTGGGACGATTACTGCGAAGCGGTGGGGCTGAAGTATACCACTTTTATGTCGGCACTAAAAAAAGAGCGTTTCACGGTCAAAATTGTCGAAAAAATGAGCGAGTTTCACGGAATGAACCTTGATTTTCTGTTGAGCGATGACTGCAGGGGAATATGCAAGCGAAAGACAAAATAAAGTATAACGGCAAGGATTTAAAAGAAATCGAAAGTGCGTTCAAGAAAGTTGCGGGGAAAAATCCACTCCGCAAATTTTCATATACCAAGTATTTGTTGCAAGAAGAAATGAACGCTTTGATTGCGGAATGCAAAATGATTCATTTGATGTACAAGTTGAACGACTTCAAGGCGAGCTGCTACGCTTACCAGCACACAATGCCGAAAATCGAAGAAATGCTCGACTACTGCTACCGCTTTTTCAGCTCAAAGTACATACAAGACTGGTGCAAGCAAGAAACCGAACAGACCGTAGAACGCCAACCCGACGGCTCTAAACGCCAATACAACAACATTGGATACCTGTACGAAGTTTTGCGTTGGGAACAAATGGCAATCGCCGCACGGTACTTTGTAACCTACAACATCCAATACCTTGAACGTGACAAAACCGAAAAAGACTACCCGAGCCGAAAACGCATACTCGAAAGTGCTGTTTGGTGGATGAATCAAGGGTTGTTGGGACGCTTCGGGCTAAAAATGCCAGATTGTGGCACTCAATATGACATAATGCCACAAGTCGTTATCTTCTCAACCTTTCCGTCCAGCGGCAAATCCTACTTAATCAACACGACAAACGAAATGTATTCGGAACTCGGCTGGATTATAAACAAAATGGGCGGTTATTTGCGAGTCGGAAACGAACAAGGCAACATCTTCCGCCAATCTCGCCAGACGATGAATCTGATTGAGAATAAACGCATAATGGATATCTATCCAGAGAACCGCGAGATGATATACAAAGGCGTGTATAGACCGTTCGGCAAGTCGTCAGAAGAAGAATGGAGTCTTAATGGCGTAACTTTTGACCCAGCAACGAGCGTTTTTAAGACAAGAGATGCGGCAATCAACTCGATTCGTTGTAAAATTGCGTCAATGGACGACCCATCGCGTGGTCAACAAGAGTCAGCGAACCCAAAAATACATAACGACATAGTGCAGTTGTACCGTGGCGACTTCTCAGACCGCTTTAAGAACCAAGATGACAAGCTGATTTTCTTGACTGGCACGATGTTTAACCCGAATGATGTTTTCTCTCAAGAGATTGGGCTTGCGATGGACGGAGCAAGACCAGATGAACGCTTCAAAAACACTTATATCAGTAAAGATAACAAGACAATCGTAATAATAAACGACTGCGAGAACGAGTTTGGGGAAAGCGCATACCCAGAGTTCATTAGCACAGAAGAACTTGTGAAGAAACGCAACGGACTTGACCCTTACGACTATGCGTGCGTTTGGAGACAAAAGCCAATTCCAGCCGAGGGCTTAATATTCGACTATGACTTTTTGAAGACATACACCGAATTACCGACCGAAGACCTTAACGAGCAGTCTGTCGCCTACATAGACCCTACCAGACGAAGCGCAAAAGACTTCTTTGCAATGCCGATTTGTAGGCAAAACAAGAAAGACGAACTGTATTATCTCACAGATTGTATATTTGTTCAGAAATCATCTATTGATTTGTACAATGATATAGTGCAAAAAATCATTAAGAACAAGATAGTTAAACTTGTAATCGAAGAGAATATCGACGGAAGCCTTGCAGAGATGATTAAGCTGAGGCTCAAAGCGGCAGGAATTAGGTGGTGCGAAGTAGTAACCAAGTACAACACGGTCAATAAGGCGCAAAGAATCGCACTTATGGCAGGAACTGTAAAGGAGAATATTGTTTTCCCAGCCAAAGGAAAGTATGCACAACGCCACCCACTCGGTTTATTTATGTACTACTTGACGCAATATTCGGCAGAAGCGTCGAAGAATTTGCACGATGACGCTCCAGACGCAATTAGCGGAGTATGCGAATCGTTCATTTATAACACTGTAAGCAAAAATATGGTTAAGACATATAAGAAATTACCGTTTTGAGGTGAAAAATGGCAAGAAAAGCAAAACTACCTGCCGAACTTGGCAAGCAAAAGAAAGAATTATCATATAAGACATTTGAAGACTGCGAAAAAGAGTATGTTGAGCGCGTTAGAGGTTTATATGAAGAGACAGATTTTACGATGTTAAGGTGTAATCAGTCTAACTATATCGAAAACCGCTTCATTAAACCATTCGGATATTTCGTCGAGAGAAAATACAACAATGTGTTTACGCCAGAAGAACTTATGAAAGCGTACAATTTGCTGAACGACCTAACTGTAATGATGAGCGAAAGGACTCGTTTTCAGCCCAACATCTTCACTTTTTGCAAGTTTTTGGGCATTTCACACCAAACTTTTACTAACTGGACTTACGAAAACAACGACAAGGGAGAAGTCGCACGACAAATCCAAGACTATTTCAAGTCTACGATTGTGCAGGGTATGCTGACAGGAGAATATAACCCCGTCGCAGGCTCGTTCATCGGCAAAGCAACTCTCGGCATGAAAGAGAACGACGGCAGCCAAACCAACATCAACATAGTCGGAACTGATATGAAACTTGAGGACATTTTAGCAGATTATCAAAAAAATCGTAAATAAACTATTGACATTGCTAAAAATTGGTGCTATTTTTGTAGTAAGAACCAAGCGAGGTTAGATTTTGGCGTTAGATAAATACTCTGGAAGAAAGTTAATCACGACTAATAGAAAGTTCACTGGCGATGCGCACGATGATGCGCAGACGGTTATGCGTGTGCTTAATGAAGTCTTGCCTGTACACAAAATCAATGCGCAGGCAGAAGATGAGCTATTCCGTATTTATTTCAACGACTCGTCATACTGGGAAAAGAACAAAGAACAGCGCGGCGACATTAACAACAAAATCACGGTAGCCGACGCTTGGTCAATTACAAGAACCATAAATTCGTACTGTTTTGGCGAACCAATAAAGTATGTTTCAAGACAAACCGATGAAGAAAGCGGAAAGCAACAGCAAGTCGAAATATTGAGCGAGTTTCTTGATTACCAAAGTAACCACGATGCTACGATTATGGCAGCCTTGTCTTCAAGTGTGTGCGGTCTGGGCTACAAACTTTGTTTACCAGCAACGGAAGACGAACTTGGATATAGTGGCGTTCCGTTCGTAATCAACAACAAGTTTATTAACCCCCAGTCCGCATTTTGCGTTTATAGCAATTCAATCGTGGGCGAAAAAGTAATGGGCGTCATTATTGGCAAGCATTACGACAAAGACAACAACGAAGACGGGAACGAATACACGGTTTGGACTAAATACAACACATTCTTGGTTGTGGACGACAGCACGACAGAAACTGGACTCCGCATTGTTCCTTACGAATATGACGGCAAACAGTATGTTGGCGCACCGAACACAATTAAGCGTATTCCGCTCGTTGAAGTCGAAAGAAATGCGTTCCGCAAGGGCGACTGGGAAATTTGCACTGACCTGCTCAAATTCAAGAACCAACTTGTTAGCAATAGAGTGGACGATGTACAACAAATCGTGGACTATGTACTTTTGCTGATTAACTGCGACTTTGAAACCGAAGAAGACAAAAAGTCTGCAATCAACGACAGAATATTCGCACTTACGCAAAAGAACCCGCAAAATCCGCCCAAAGTTGACATTTTGAAGAACCCGCTCGACCAAAGTGGTGTCCAAGTCTTGTCTGACTATATTGACCAACTCATCGAAACGACTGCTGGTATCCCGAGCAGAGCTGAGAGAAGCGGCGGCGGTCACGACACTGGGAAAGCGGTAGTATACAGAAATGGGTTCAGAGACCTCGAAAACAATGCAGGTATGATTATTCCGAAAATGGACAAAGCAGAATCCGAGTTCGTTGGAATTTGCATTTCATACTCGCACAATCTTACAGGCGGTAAAGACAAATTGTCCGCACTCAAACCGTTCGATGTCCGCATTAAGTTTGTTCGTTCGTTGAGCGATGACCCGACGACGGCAAGCACGGCATACTTGACATTCAAGAACGCTGGTATGAATGACCTTGATGCTCTTGTTGCTTCAAAAGCAGTTACAGACCCTGCTGAAGTTCACAAGAATAACAATGTAGCAAAAGCGGAAATCAACGAATTTTTAAGAAAAGACCAAAATATTTCAAGTACGACAGGGGGCAACGGCGAAGACGCTTCGGTGGATAAGCAAGGTTGAACTTTGTTGGAGGAGAGAAAATGAACATAAACGATTTTATCAAACAAAAAGAAGACGGCTCTTACGAAGTCGACCAAGCGGCATTTAATGCGGCACTCGACAGAGAAAGAAACCAAGCAAGCGAAACTTCCAAAAAGAACACCGAGCAAAAACTCCGTTCCGAAATCGAGAAAGAACTCAAGACAAAACTTGAAGAAGAAGCGAAGATGACGGCAGAAGAAAAGCTCAAAAAAGATATGGAAGCATTCGCACAGCAAAAGCGTGACTTCGACAAACAACGAATCACCACAATCTACAAAGACGCTGGCATTTCAGACACGGAAATCGAATACCTTACCGCACTTATCGGCGACGATTCCGAAAAGAACCTTGAAACGGCTACCAAGTTTGCAAACGCAAGAAAGAAAGCGAACGAAGAGTACGAAAAGGTGCTTACAGAAAAGTTCCAAACCAATGGTTATAGACCAAAGGGCGATGGCAACGGCAACACCGAAGACATTGGTGCGCAGTATGCAAAAGAGTTCGCGGCAAAAGCAAACATTTCCGACTTTATTGATTTGTCTGGAAAATCTGGCGACGGTATAAAACTGAACTAAAAATATATATAGGAGCATACCAATATGGACATTATCTTGAACAGACCCAATTTCCTCGGTAGTGAAGTCGGCTTGGTTCTCAAAACCATCACCGTTCCCGCCGAAGCGACTGGTACTGTAACCGAAAACGGCAGAAAAATCGTCAAAGCTGGTTCAATTTTCGCTACTCCGTATAAGGGACTTCTTTTCCAAGATGTCGACATTACGGACGGCGCAAATCTCGGCAGTTTGATGGTTAGAGGCAGCTACATCGATGCTAAACTTCCAGCATCTGCTGCAACACAAGCAGAAGACTTTGCAAAACAAGGACTTTATGCTATCGCGGAGGGCGCAGTTACTCGCCCTGACTTTGGCACTGTTGAAGTGGCGGGGGAATAATAGATGGATTTGCTTACTTTGATAAAGCCTGAAAATCTGGCTTCGTTCACCGAGAACTATTCGTACAACAAGGGTTTTATGGGACAAAAACTTTTTGCTCCCGAAAAAACCAGCAACCTCAAGATTTCTTACAAACAACTCGTTGAGGGCGGCGACCTCCCCGTAATGGCACAAGTTCACGCTCTTGACTCTGAAGCAAGAATCGGCGAAAGACCCAACTATTCCGAACTCCAACTCGAGAAGTTGCTCATCAAAGAAAAACTTCCCGTTTCCGAAAGAGTCGCATATTTCCTTGCGAACGGCGGAAATCAAGACGGCGTAGTTCGTTACATATTCAACGACGCAGACAACCTCATTTCCCGTGTTATCACGAGAACCGAAGTCGCCAATATGGAACTCCTTTCCACTGGTAAAGTCACTGTCGATGAAAACAACGCAAAGGTCACGATTGACTATGGCTTCAAGGCAGATAACAACATCACTCTCGCTGGCTGGTCTACCCCTGCCCACGGCATCATCGCAGACCTCCAAAAAGTGCAACGCAAAGCACAATCCAAAGGCTTTAAGGTTGTTCGTGCAATCACTTCTTCGACTGTTATCGGCTATATGCTTGCTAACACCGAAATTCAAGGCTTCTGGGCGCAAAAAGTTGCACCGCTTACCGAAACGGCACTCCTTGCTTGGATTAACGATTACTTCGGCATTGAGTTCGTTGTGAACGACGATGTGTACAAAGTCAACATCAACGACAGCACTTGCAAGCGTTTCTTCGATGAAAAGGCGATTTGCTTCCTTTCTACCAAAGGTTCAATCGGTAAAGGTTTCTATGGTGTAACGCCCGAAGAACTTAACCTCCGCGACAAAGTTGGTCACGAAATCAAAGCAAGTTCGCTTTGCACGCTTACTATGTGGGCGCAAGATGACCCCGCAGTGACGTGGACGAAAGCGACTGGTATGTATTTGCCTGCGCCGATTGCAATCAACAAGATGCTCATTGGTAAGGTCAGTTAATGAACCGAACCATTAAGCCAAAAACAGATGTCGTACTCACTAACGGCATATTCCTCCGACGGGGAGCGGTGAGAACCGTTGAAATCAGTGATGATGAATGGAAAATCGTCGCTCCCTATGTAAACGACCTGACTCCTACTGGCGTGGACACTAAAACTGCGCCAGCAGTGAGCGAAGAACCGAAAGTGGGAAATGATATACAACACAAGCCGAAGAAAGGCAAAAAACAAACTGTATAGGATATGAGTTGGCTACAAGATATTGAAGAAATGGTTATAAGAAGAGTGCCAGAGCTTGGCACGGACGAAAACGAGTTCCTTATGGAGGACTTGATTGACGATGCTTTCAAAGCCATTATGTCGTATTCCAAAGCCAACTCGTACAATACAGACTGGGACAAAACCCTTGTTCGTTGTGTCGCAATTTTGTATAACAAGATTGGAAACGAGGGGGCAACTTCACGCACTTCGTTAAGTACGACTGATTACTATGACACTTCGGTCGAACTTTCGAGCATACTGGTTGCGGACATTCCGCAATACATAAAACCCGTTGGCTACGCTTACCCTGCCAACCGAATGAAATACCCAAACTAATATGCCAAGACGAATTGCACTAAAAGACAGTCAAACGATTTACTATGCTTATAGGCTCGGCGTGAACCAAAAGTCGCAAGAAGTTTTCGACGACATAAAACAGGCTCGAGCGTATGTGGCTGACAAAAGTGGTACGGTATACGACAGCCGAATGGGGTCTGAAACATCGTACAACTTGCAGTTTATCGTGAACTTGGACACCGACACAGCCAAGATTGACGAATACACGAGGGTTTGGATAAAAGAACAGCCCAGAATGAGCGAAGACAAACCCGACTACGAAATAGTTGCGAGACCAGACAAGCGTGACGGTCAGCTGTTGGTTTCTTGTAGAAGCACTGCGGTCAACTATTCCGAATTTTACTACGAACACAATGGCGAGGTGTTGCGGTTTATGGCAATCGATGACCTTGAAAACCTCAAATTCCTCGTTCCTGCAAATATGTATTTACCTATTGACTTTGATACAAAACTTTGGTATGATGTTCCCGACGATGTTGATAGCACAGAATATGCAATGTCAATGGTCGGAAAAACGGAAAGCGATGGGTATGTAGAGTACGAAGTAGAACTGAAATGAGCAACAAATATGTGCGAAATCGTGTTGCGGTTGTCCAAAATCTGAAACGAATAAGCAACAAAATTCCGCCAGCAATCGATAGCGCAATCGAAAAACTTGCGTGGAGAACGGTTGAAGTGGCAAAAGAACAACTCTTGAGTGTTGCAGGGGACGGAGATTTCACGCAGAAATTTGGTATAACGCTTGTTAATGAAATAGGCGCAAAACAAACACGAAATGGAATAGCGATAGTTACGCCATACAAACACACAGATAAAGCAACGGCTGAAAATATGTACTATGCAGAATATGGTGCTGGTATTTTAACCGAGGGCGGAGATGGTCATAAGAATGGCGGGGTATGGAAGTATCACACCACGTACCTTGACAGCGCAAGAACCGTAGAAACAGATGAAAAGAGCCGTGTAGTCGGTAGCAGGGCATTGCCTTATAAGTACCACCTTGCAACAAAAGGTTGGGTTGGTGTAACAGACCGAAGCAAACCTGCACACTATATGGCGGCGGCAAGAAGATACTTGCGAAAGAACTGGAAACAATATTTCCAAGAAGCAATAAATACTACTATATACAGAGATTATAAAGCGGTTTCTGGTGGTGATGGTGAAGAAGAATGATAGTATTCGACGAACAAGACTTCATAGACAGCCTAATAAGCGTGGTCAAGAAAGCATTTGCTGGAACTGAATGGCGTGCTTATTTTGGCGGCAAGAATATGAAAATCGTCGATGACAACTTTGGTGAAACCACTTCGTTCCCAGTAATGTACATTGGCATTTCGGATTGCACTGAAGCTGTTGGCACATACACAAACTCAAAGGACGAGCAATACACTGATGTAGAGTTCGAGATTGAGTGCTACAACCAAGAAGTCGGCAAGAAGACAAAAAGAGAAGTCGGGTTGGCAATAAACAAACACTTGGTAACTACACTCAAAGAGTATATGAACCCGCACATTCAAACAAACACGCAAATTAGTAGCCAAGACGAAAGCATATATAGACGCAGAATCACTGGCTATGTAATATACGACAACAAAAACAAAATCTTTTATAGATAAAGGAGCATAACAATGGCAGACACTACTTCTGTTAAATCAACATACGGTACTTATTTGGCAGTAAAGGACACTGATTCATACAAGATTCTTTGCCCGATTCAAGACTTCCCCGATTTGGGCGGCGACCCTGAAATGCTGCAAACCACTACTTTGAGCGACGCTGCGCACACCTACATCAAGGGTATTCAATCTATGGATTCACTTCAATTCACGACCAACCTTTATTTTGGTGCAGATAGCGAAGAGGGTTCATTCTTGTACATCAAAAAGAAATACGACAAAGCCGATATCAACGATTTCGTGGTTGTGTTCACGAAAGACCCTGTGGCAGGCACTGAACTCACTGCTGGTGTTCAACTTACTGCACACTTCAAAGGACAACTTGCAATTTGGGCAAATGGTGGCGGCGTTGACGAAGTTGTAAAATGCACCATCAGCATATCACCGAGTACCGAAATCACGTATTCGGCGACTATGCCCGCATAACAACAAATTTAATCGCTGGAGGAATATATGCGAGAAACAAAAAGAACGCTTAAAAAGGCGTGCAGTGTAGGCGAGTACACATTTGATGTAGCAATCAATAGACAAATTGTGCTTGATGCATTCGTCAAATTCCCCAAATTGTGGGAATTGATTACGAAAGTAGGCAAAGACAAAGACGCTATTGCAGACCCAGACAAAATTATTGGCGACATTGACGCTCTTGCCAGACTTTTGGAAGAGAACGATGCGCTTGAAGAATTGATACCCGCGTTTGTTCGTTACATTCTACCGAAAATGGTTGAGGCAGCAGAATCCGAACTGGACTGCGAAGAGTTCCTTTACTACTGCGAAAGAATGGACTGCGACGATGAGTTTAATGCAGCAATATTCGATTTTGCAATGCTGGGTTTTACAGACGGCAGAAGCGTAAAGAAACCAAAAGTCAAAGTGAGCCTGAACTAATTTCGGGCATTAACGAAAAGGAGGGCGTAAGCGAAGATGTTATTGAGACATTCGATAACTTGTTCAAATGCGCCCTTTTCTATGGTATGACGAGCCACGAATTTTGGTTCGGAAACCCACAAGACTATTTTGTGTACCAAGACGCTTTTGCCGACAAAGAAAGAAAGCAACACGACGAAATAGATGTAATTGCTTGGAGATTTGGGTACTACGAAATGCTTGCATATAGGCAAGTTCAAAGCGAAGTTTGGGGCAAAGGACACAAGGAAATATTCCCAGACGAACCTATTTCGATTAAGAGTCTAAAAGAAGAGCAAAAAGAACGCCTTGACAAAGCACACCCATTGATTGGGAAATTTATGGTAATGGCAAGTGCGGTAAATAACAAGTTTAAGGAAGAACAAAATGGCTAATACGCAAAAACCAGAAGATGGCATTGTTATACAAATATCGTATGACTATCAAAGTGCTGGAATAAAAAAAGCCGTAGATGACATTAACAACCTTGCAGATAACTCTGGCAAAGGAATTGTTAAGTACCAAAAAATGGCGAAAGGTATTGGCAACATATACAAAGAGTTGCTAAAAGAAGTAAATTTAAGCAACGAAAAAATATATAACTCGTCAAAAAAAGCCGAAGAGCAAATCAGAAAAATTACCACAAGTTATAACAACTACCAAAATGCTGCTAACCGCTACAAAAAGGCGAAAAAGGGCGGAGATGCTGAAAAAATCGCTGTTCAAGGAAGAATGAAGCAAAATGCCTATATTTCGTATACTGCTCAAATAGGCAAAGCAGTAGATTCGGTTTATAGGCTTGCAAATGCACAAGCAAAACTTGAAGAGACGACCAGCAAAGCCAATCAGAAACTCAAAGAACAGGAAGAAGCAAAGGCTCAAAAAAGAAGTCGGGCGATTCAAATGGAAATAACAAAGTCGCTTAACGACTACTTGGATGCCCAAAGGAAACAGTTAGACAACGAAGAGAAGCTCCGCCAAGAACAAAAGCAAGCGAAACTCGACTTCATCAAAGACAAAATCAACAAAATCAAAAACGCAATAAACAAAATCGATTTGCAACGACTTGTGGCGCAGATTTACTTGTTGCGTCGTGCGTGGAAGACATTGCTTCAATTCACTGAAGCGTCTGCGAGTTGGGTTGAAAACTTGAACTTGTTGGAAGTGGTTTTCGGGGACTTGAACGAGCAGGCGAAAGAGTTCGTGGACAACGCGTCTAAAAACTTCGGTCTTGATGCTAATGCGTTGGCGCAGTATGTTTCGACTTTCAAGCAAATGGCAAATGCTATGGGGCAAGCGACAGAAACAGGCACTCAAATGGCAGAAGCCTTGACCTACTTGGCTCTCGATATTTCTTCGTTGCGAAATGTAGACCTAAAAACTGCGGCGAGCGACTTGGCAAGTGGTATTGCTGGACAGGTTAAGCCAGTTCGTAAGTACGGTTTCGATATTACAAAAACGAGTGTCGACGAATTGCTCAAAGAAATAGGCGGCGGCTCGAGTTCTACGATTACACAGGCTAACAAACAGTTGGCTCGTACCATTTTGCTTATCAGACAATCAACCGATGCTTGGGGCGATATGGCGAAGACCATTAACACTTTCGCAAACCAACAGCGTGTCTTGAACGACCAGTTTGAGACATTTAAGCGTTTGCTTGGTTCGGCATTGGTCGGAACATTTACGCTTGGTGACACTTTTGAAGAAGCAAGTAAAACCGCAGGCATAATGACAAAAGCATTGTGGACTATAAATGGTGCTTTGATTGCAATAAATGATATAATTGCTACCGTAATACCACAAGCAGAAACCGTGAATGGCGGAATTGCGGCTGGTGCTGACGAAGCAATCGACTCATACGAGGAATTGGACGAAGCCATAAATGGTTCACTTACCAGTTTTGATAAGTTCAATACTATGACGAGCGGTGGGAATGAAAACGACATAACAGACTTGCTGACACAAGCGTTCAACAAAGAGTATGCCGAGTATATGGAAAAATTCCAGTCTGCAATGAAGAATATCAATATGTATTCACGAGAAATTGCTGATAATATGCTTGGTATTTTGTTTCCTAATTTCAAAGAGTGGAAGAAAAACAACCCCGATAGTCTATTCGCAGATTGGGCAAAAACCACAGATGAGGTCAAAACCAAAATAGGCGACCTAAAAAATGTTGTCGTTGGTTTGGTAGAAGCCATAGTGTCAATTAAGTCGCCATTGTCTGCTATAATGCTTGCTGTGGCAAAGAGCGCAGTTACTAACCCGACCACATTCAACACAATAGTTGAACTCGGTAAGAGTATGACTGATACTGTGACTAAATTGTTGCCAATAATCGCAAAATTGTTTGACTTTTTAGCACCAATTGCAATTAAGCTTGCAGAAATTTCCGTTAAGATTCTTGACTTTTTGTCGGAGAGCGGACTTCTTATCCCCGTGTTGCTAAAACTTGCGGCAGCGATTGTAACGATTAAAGGCTTGAAGTTTGCTGCAGAAGTTCGTAAGTGGCTCGAAGTTTTCCCAGAAGTCGGAGTTATGCTGAAAGAAATAATCACACTGCTCAAAACCAAAATGGTTGCTGCGGCAAGTGCGGCATCTGCCAGTTTAAAAGCATTTTCGCTACGATTCGTTGAGTTCGCAAGCAGTGGAATGGGCGTAATAACTGCCATTGGCACTCTTGGTTTGGGAATCGGGTTATTTACCTCAAATCTTGACAAGATGTCACAGAAAGCAAAAACCGTTATTCCTATAATTGCGTCATTGTCGGCAGTGATTGCAGGACTTGCAATAGGCATAGCGGCAGCATCAGCAGGACCGTTGGCGGCATTAAAAGCAGGTCTTACGGCGGCGGCAATAGCGGCTGGCGTTACTTTGACTGCGGGAACTATAATTGCTATGGCGGCACAAAAGCACGCAGACGGCGGTTTCCAGAAAGGCGGCTTATTCTATGCGGGCGAAAAAGGTGCTGAATGGGTTGGTCGTCAAGGCAACACGAGTACAATTGTGAACGACACCCAAATGAGCGACATAATGACTGACAGCGTGGCACTCGGCGTAATCAAGGGTAATATGGCGGTTCGTGGTTCGAGCCAAAAACAAAGACCGATTGTGCTTAATGTCAACGGCAAGAAATTCCTTGAAATCGTTGAAGAAGAAGCGAGCAAGAACGGAAAACAACTTGCGAGGGTTAAATAATGGACGTAAGACAATTTTTGTACGAAAGAGAAAAGAGGCAGGGTAGCGCAAGTTATCCTGCTTCAAGCACGACAAGCAAAAAAAGGAACTTGCACAAGTTCACGGTGGACGGCAACACGATTTCGGGCTACTATACATACTCGTTCTTTTACCAAAAGACATACCCCAAAGAGCCTACACGCTCACAGGGCGGCGTTATAGACAACCTTAATAGTTATGCTACCTTTAACACACCAACGCTTAAAATCAAGTTTAACGCACTCTCGCTTGACCAATACCGAGTGATTATGCAACTTATTTTGTCGAAGAACGAATTTGTTGTTACTTGTTACGACGAGATTTATGACAGAGATGTTACGGTGAAGATGTATTTTGCGCCAGACGACTACCCAGAACTGTTTTCAATGGATTTGGAATTGTTGGCGGTGCTGAACTACGAAATTGAACTTATCGGCACGAACGCAGACCTTTCGACCGCCAGCATTGTGTACAACAAGGTGAAGTCGAGCGATTCAACACAGCCCCAAGTCGCCAACCAAACTTTGAGCAGAACAGATTTGCCAGTTGGTGCAGAAACACTAATCGGCGAGGGCGTTTCGAGTTTGAAGACTTTGAGTGGTTGGACTTTTGACCACTGGGAAGACAAGAACGGCGTTACCTATGTTGATGGCGAGCCTTACATTCTCCCATACGGCGGTCTCACGCTTTATGCAATGTGGAAGAAAGGCGGCACTTACAAGTTGTCCTATGATTACGGTGTCGGCGAAATAGGAACTAACAGCAATTCACAACCCGTAACTTCGAGCGACATTGCACTTAACGGCACAATCACGCTTATTAGCACACAGCCCAAGAAAGTTACTTGGAACAAAGCCGAGTATACGCCATACAATACGACTTCGTACTGGACTTGGCAGACTGGCAACGGCGGAAATCAAGTTAAGACGGGCGACAAATACACGATACAAGGAAATTCAACTGTTTATCAGCACTTCACGCCCAACACATACAGCGTGACCTATTTGGTTGACAGCACAGAATACAGCAAAATCACTGGGGCTTATGGTGCGACATTTGTTAAACCAGCAGACCCAAAAAAGGACGGCAAGACATTCGTTGAGTGGCGAATCGGTTCTACGACTGGAACTGCTTTCGACCAGACGACAATACCGCCGACAAACGTTACGCTTTATGCGGTGTTCAGATGATTACGATTAAAGCCGAAATTACGATAGATAACACGAAGACGCTCACTATCAACAGCAGAAACCTTGTAGATTTCGATTTACAGCTTCTTGACCGTGAGTACAACGACCAACCAAGTTTTGGGATACGCTCAAACACTGGCAGCCTTGTTTTTAACGATTATGACCAAGTGGTGCTTGGTTACTCGAACAGCGGTCTTCTTGACGACTACAAGCGAATTGTAATTACGATTTACAATACATTTTTGCCTGCGTATTGCAAGGAGACTTACACTTTTTGGGCTTCTGACTGGGACTACGACAACGACTCACGACAAGTTACGGTGACATTCCGTGACAAGTTGGAAAATATGCAAAACATAAACATAAGCGGCGTAAATTGGATAGTTGACGGAACGATGAAAGACTTGTATAATGCTCTTATGAACAACACGCAGTCAGCTTTGTTTGGATTCGAGTCTTCGGCTGACCTTGATGTTGAGACGCAAGAAGTGCTTTCCAGCATAAAGTGTGAGTATTTGTACTTGGAAAGTTCGTCGTTGTGGGATGCTTGGAATAAGTTGGCTACAGTGTGTATGTGCGTTATTTTCTATGACGGGCATTTCACTAACTTTAAGTATGTCGGAGGCACAAAATGAGTGAACAAGTAATAGAGATACCGAGCAAACGAATTTACGAAAACGAAAATAACAAAATCATAAAAAACAAGTACGCAAACTCGTCAATAGATATGCTTCAATCCTCAATGGAAATGAAGTATAACTATAATGTTGGAGGAACTGAACAAAGCTCTGAAACAATAAACATACAAGACATTTCCGTGCAAAGCGTTTCTGGCGACACTGGGAGTAACCGACCAATTGGGTGGTGCGATGTTGAGTCAAAACACTATGCAAAATTTGACAGAGGTGGTAAAAGAGGAGATTTGGCTGGAGTTGTAGCTGGGATTTCGACAAAATATCATAATGTAACTTTTCGCATAAACAAAAGACAAAACTATAATCTCGACGAAGTTCGTGAAATCATAGATGGTGTGGAAACAAGTTTTATACAACCTGAGTTTGGTAATTATATTCTAACATATACACCGAGGGTTGATGTGCAAATCACAAATGAAATCACCACAACAGTAATCGCCGCAACAATGTATATAAAAATGAAAAACATATATGGTGATATTGAATCTGTTCGTGTTGGAAATACATATAAGGGCACGCCGACTACAAAAACGGAAACGGAAAATCATTATGATATACCTTTCGTAGAAACAAAAACAACGGTTTCTGGCGATAGTTCAAAATGGGTAGCTACACGTGTTAAAGTTGAAGATAAAACTGCTTGCAAATCAACAGACAAAGGTGACTATTTTGATGTATCGACAACATTTCAAACATACTTAAAGACTATGCAATTGTCTGGCTCGTATGTGAATATTGAATATGCAAACCAAGAGTTTAGCGTTCCGCTTTCTGGTACTTTGGTAGAACGAGTTCCTAAAAAAGTTATATTGTCGGCAAAAGGAAATGTTAAAAGATACGAAACTGTCGAATATGTGTTTGAAGATGGCAACCAATCGAATAACAGCAATACATTTAGCACAGACATAAATGAACTGTTCCAGAACAACACAAAGGTTGGCAACACGCAAATCGACAAATATATGAGCGATACCGTGCTTGGAGGTTGGAAAAACTGGAAAGAGACTGCTGAAATCCAATGTTCGGTCAATGACTACAAATCTATTATTCCGTTGAGTGGCAATGTTGGTGGCGATGCAATTTCAACGATTAATTACACACTGCCGTTTATGTTTCGAGTTGGTAATGTTGTATGCCCAATGAAAGCAACAGTGAGCGGTGACAAACCAATTTCTACGTTCGACTGCAATGGTGGTGGTTCGACTGCTAAATTCCCGAAACTGTTCAGAGTTACAGGCATTTCGCCTAAATATGACGGTGCATTGTGGCAAACGCTTACGCTTCAAGAAACTTATCCGCAATATAATGTAACAATCGATACTACCAACGCAAAAGGTATTGCTGCTGGCAGCCTAATACATAATGTAACAAGTTCACGCTGTACCAAAGGCAGTTTTTCAAGTACGAAGCCACACTATGGCGACACGATGTACATTGAGTTCAGTGCAGGCACTGGGTATACTGCGGAAATGAATATAAGCGGTTCGGTAGGAACTACATACAAAAGCATAACAAAATCAACCGCTCCTCAAAACCGTTACATTGCGTGGGTCTATGGCATTGCAGATGATTTTGATGTTACGATAACAACAGAGTTTGCAATGACACCGCCAATATTCACATCCATATACCTCAACGACGACAATACTTGGGCATATAGGGATATAGTAAATCAAAACAATTACCAAGTAAACTGCAAAGTAACTGTCATAGTTAATGGTAAAGTAACAGCGAGAGATGAATGGAGAATATTGGCTAACTCTTATTGGGATATAGGCGAATCTCAAAGCCCAGCTGCAAATGGAAGCGTTGGCACGAATGGTATTGCAACAATCAAAGCCGAATTTAGCTATACTACACCTCAAAACGAGCTAATAACAAGAACATCTACAATGCAGATAGGGGGCAAGCTTGCACCGCCAGAAATAGTATATGCTGAATTTTACCCGAATGATGGGCAATCGTATATCGAAGTCGAATTGTTCAACCCGTGTCCTGTTGGAGTTGATGTGTTTACCGCTATTGAAGACCCCAACTCACAAGTCGCAAGTTCAAAAGACCACCTCGACGGATACGAAGACCTTGTAATTCAAATTGCAGTAACAAGTTCGCTGGATTATACAAATTCGCAAGTTCGTGCTCATAGCTCATACTTTTCTGGTTCAACAGCGAGAAAGCCGTTCGCTGACAGCGATACAACTTATTCGCAAATTGATTAAAGTATTGACAAACTATGAAATGGGTAATATAATTACCGTATAGGAGTAGATATGGCTAATTCGATACAGATAAACGCAAAAGACAGTCCGAGATTCGACGGCAGAACCCTAAAATGGTTCTATCACAACACATTCCCGTACTCTATGGTAATTGAACTCACGGACGCGGAGTCTGGTGAGCCAGTCGTGATAGGAGAAAACGACAAGATTTATGTGCGATTTTACGACCGCAAAAACAACCTAATTCACGAGTTCGAGTTCGGCAACTTGAAATATATAGATGCCGATGCAGATGGTGCGGCAAAAGAAGTAGAGATTACACTTGACTTTAATGAAGAAGTAACGCAAAAGTTTGATGTTGGCAAATACACATACTGTACGACATACTACGGGGAATATGTAACTACAATTTGGGATAACGCAGAAGCAGAGGTAGAATTGTGCCACTAATCGATACACACGCAGACGGCGTGAAAGCCAAAATAAGGGCAAGTATAACGCCAGTTGAAGCCAAACTCGACGGAAAGGTCGACGGGGTTAAAACGGGCGTTTCGGCACGCCTTGCGCCAACCACACAGTATGTCCCGCTTCGACTTGGCAAGTTACCAAGCACAAAGGGGTTTAGGCTCAATGGAAATGTGTATGTTGACGACGGCAAAAACGGTTACAAAATGTCGTTGTCTGACATCAAGGACTTGAATACAAAAATTGTGACGACAGACTCTGTTGATACGGTTGACAAAACAAAAATTACAGTCGGGGACTGCATTATAGTAAAAAAACAAGATTAAGGAGTTCATATAATGAGCATAACTACAAGAAAAACAGTAAAAGACGAATATCTAATAGTTGTTGACGACAGTATCGCCGACAAGCACTATTTTGAGACTTCGGCTGACCAAACAATCATTGATAAGCCAATCGCTGGAGTAACTGGCGGCAACGTTGCTGAAGCACTCAAGAATTTGGCTACTGATATTGCAAATGCTGGCGATGTAAAAGATGTGAAGAATGCTGATGGCACTTCAATCGTCGACTCTAACGGCGTTGCTCAGATGAAAGACGCAGTTGTCAAAGAGGCAAGCAAAGTTACAAGCAATCTGTATGTTGATGGTTACAATCTTGACAATACAACAAAAGCACAGCTCGCATTTGATGGTGGCGAAGACAAGCAGTTGACTTTTACGAAAGGAGACTTCGCACTTAACTACGTTTCTGGTATAGGCACTGTTCAACTTGCGCACTCTGGTGTGGTGCTTGGAACTTATAACGGCATAACTGTTGATTCAAAAGGTCGCGTTACAAAAGCTGTTGATGGTGACTATGCAACAAACACCGATGTGAACGGCAAGCTGGATAAGAAACTTGACAAGGCAGGCGGTACTGTCACAGGTGCGCTCGCAGTCAATGGCGGTGTCACAATCGGTGGCAATCTTACCGTAAACGGCACTACGACGACAGTGGACTCGACGACTCTTGCAGTTGCTGATAAGCTCATCGAAGTCGCTTCTAAGAACACTGCGAAACTCACGACTCCTGCAGGTATTGTTGTCCCGAAATATGACGGAACGAACTCAGGTGCATTGGTGTTCGACGGCGACGGCATTGCTTCTGTCGGTGATGTTGTGTTGAATGCAAATGGCGACATAGACACAACGAAGAGTCAACTCCAAACGCTCGCAACTCGTACTGGACTTGTGGATGGCAAGCTTGTCAAATATGACGGCACTAACAAAACACTTGTTGATACAGGGAAGACGGTCGATGACTTTGCAACTGCGGCACAAGGTGCAACGGCTGACGCTGCAAAAGCAAAAGCTGACACAAACGCAACCGAGATTGCCAACATCAAAAACGGCACGAATGGAACAAAAGTCAAATATGCTGAACACGCAGACACGGCTGATAACGCAACTAACGCAACAAATGCTACTAATGCTACAAATGCAACTAATGCTACGAACGCTACTACCGCAACTAATGTCACCGAAAGCATAAAAGGACACGCAATAAGTGATATTTTCGAAAGCGACGGGACGACAGTTAAGGAAGCGTCTCACGCAGCAAGTGCTACTAATGCGGGAACTGCTAATAAGGTCGCACACTATCTCAGAGTCGGTGGGCTTAATGGTGAAGGACTAAGTACAGGTTATTACACCTTTGATGGTCACGACGAAATGACATTAGAGTTTGACGGAGATGATTTCTATGCTAAACTTGGAAATCTTAATGGCTCTAAACAGGTTATGGTTTCTCAAAAACCCACTGGTGTAACCGCAGGCGTATACACAGCAGTACAAGTAGACGCAAAAGGCAGAGCGACGGCAGGCAATAGGGCGTTCGCAGTTATAGGGGCAACAGATGATATTCCGAGCGATGTAATGGTTGGCGGATTCATTCTTCGTGCAAAAGCATAATGACTACCCGTTGGAGGAGTAGGAATGGCAGAAAAGATTTTAGAAAGTTTGGAAATAAAGACGGGAGAGAACACGAGCGACAAGTACAAACTTCCGTACAATGTGTTGGCAGACCCGCCCGATTTGAGCGTATATGCGAAGTTGGCTGGCGGCAATACTTTTAGCGGTGTTCAAACCGTAAACGCTCCTGCAAATATTTCTGGCTCGGAACAGGCGACGGCGAAATACAAAACTGCCAACGGTGGCTCGATTACATTCGGCAAAGAGGGTGCAAACAGCGGCACTATGATACGCCTCGACCAAAATGACGGAACTTGCCGTTTGCGATTCAGAAGCAGTTCGACAGCTGGCGAAATGGTATGGGAACAACCCGAGAAAGGCGCACAACTATATATCGACTTGGGGAAAACTGGCGCAGACTATCGCAGAATTACAATGCCGTCATCCAGTGGGACTCTTGCGTTGACAAGCCAAATACCGAGTGCAGTTACAGAATCAACTGTTTCAGGTTGGGGATTTACTAAAAACAAAGGCACAGTTACTTCTGTCGCAGTAAAGATGAATGGTGCGTCAAAAGGTACTGTCACAAGTTCAGGAACGATTGACTTGGGAACAGTTTTGACGAATGCGAGTGCGTTTGCTACTTCTGCACAAGGCACAAAAGCTGATAATGCTATGCCAAAGTCGGGTGGCACATTTACAGGGAATATAAGCTTACCCAAAGAACTCGTATTCACCGACAATACAAACCCATTTATAAAGATGAGAACAGGCAACACTGATTTCTACTTCCAGTCAACAAGTGGTCAATTTGGTCTCGGTCCGACTTGGAATAAGGCGACCCATTGGGATTCAAATGGTAACGTGACATTCCCGACAACGCCAAAAGTTGGTAGTAGTCCATTGGCACTGAAGTCAGATATCCCAGATGTAAGCGGCAAGGCGAATTTGAGCGGTGGAAATACTTTTACAGGCAACCAATCCGTGGAAGACCTTTATGCGAGAACAATAAGTTGTATTGACGAAATAGCGTCTATCAATTTATCAGCGTGTGACGATGGTCAATCTGGAGGTTCTCCATATTTTGGTGTTAGGTATAATAACGGTTCTCCTACTGTTGACCTTACAGAAAACGCATCACTTACTATGGACGGCAACGCTGGCGCAAGCGGTCAAGTTCTCACCTCGCAAGGTGCAAACGCAACACCACAATGGACAACCCTAGCAATCAAGTCGGCAACGCTTACGGGAACGACATTGTACCTAACGCTGTAAAGGTGGTGGAATATGCCAATAGTCGTAAACGGAACAACGCTGACAGGCGGAAAAGTCGGCAATACGGACATCACGAAAGTGTATGCACGAAACGGAATAACAGGAAATTATATCCTCGTGTTTGAAAAAGGCGGGGGAGGAGGAACAACAATGGCTTTATTTTTCGGCGGCAACTGGAAGATGAACAATCTAAAAGCAGACATAGACACATATTTCAGCACATTCAACTCTGCACTTGAACTCAACGAAAGCAAAAAGGTGGTTATATTCCCGCCTGCGTGCTATCTCGATTATGTAAAATCAAAAATCTCAAGCAATTTGAGAAATATGGTTCGTGTGGGGGCGCAAATGATTGCGAATGAAACAAGAGGTGCGTTCACTGGGCAATTATCAGTCAATATGGTAAAAGACTGCGGTTGCACCGATGTTTTAGTTGGACATTCCGAGTGTAGAGCGTATCTTGGGGTTACAAATGAAGATTGTAATAAACAAGTCCTACAGGGGCTGTCGGCTGGTTTAACAGTGTGGTTGTGTGTTGGCGAAACATTAGAAATAAGAGAGGCAGGCACATACGAAGCTTATATCAAGACACAATTGCAAGAAGCACTTTCTGGTGTAAGCACAGATTTTTTGAATAGCGGTAAAGTTGTGATAAACTACGAACCAATTTGGGCGATTGGAACTGGCAAAACTTGCTCGCCCGAACAGGCAAACCAAATGTGCGGAATTATTAGGCAATGGGTTTCGAATTATTATAATAGTTCCGCTGGTAAAGCAACTGAAATCGTTTATGGCGGTAATGTAAAAGTGACTAATATAGAAGAAATTATGGCAAAACCTGATATTAACGGTACTCTTGTTGGCGGAGCATCACTAAAACCAGCCGATTTCGCTGAAATTATAAATATTGTAATGTAATGGCTTGATTTATGAACAATATGATAAAGATAATACAAATAGACATCAACAACTATATCGACAATTTGTGGGCAAATGGTGACCGTGGTGACGACATAATCATCACGCTCTACGACTGCCGCATTAACGGTATCGACACAATCGAAAAAGCCGAAACCGCTTATGGGGAATGGTTGAGACGAAAACTCGGCAGGTGACGCAATGGTGGATTATTCAAAATACGGTTCGTGGATAAAAGCCGTGTATCTTGGCGGTTCTTCTGCTAACCCATACATTCCAAACCCGCACGACAAAGACTACATTTTTATTGTCGAAAACGAAAAAGACAACAAAACAGCACAGCTTTTCAAGGAAAGGTTGGACGGGGAATGTTTTATAGTGCGTCAAGACGGAAAAGAGTATGTTCCGTGTATTTGGGCTTACTGTTTGCATTTCAGCAAGCTACTTTGGGGGATTGAGTGTGGAGAGGAATACGACATATTTGAGCATATAGACGAATACAAGAAGTGTCTTGTGCGAAACGGGTATATGCGTGAATACACGCCAAACCGAAAAATGTGGTATCACATACTGACTGGCATATACTTTATAGAAAATGGGAAGTACGAATTAACAGACTACCAAATTGAGCAGGTTAGAGCGTGCCACGACAAAAAAATGGACTATGGCATTTACAGATACATACAAGATGTGCTGAGCAGATGGAAGTAAAAAAAACACATTACGATAAAATGTCATAAAATATTGACATTTCGATAAAAAGGGTTTATAGTGCAAATTGTAGGTGAATATATGGTTGAACTAACAGATTTTGATGAATTGAAGAAAGAACAAGAAGATAAGCAAGAGCAAGAAAAGGCTGTTGCGCTTACCAATATGACGGACAAATCTATTGCAGATGTATCTCTTTCCGATATTCGTTTCAAGCTTGACACAACTCAATCATACGAAGAACAAGCGAAAGATGCTGTAAACGCTATGGCAACGGCAAAGGCTGTTAAAGACCAAAATACCGTTGACGCACTCGCAAAAGGTAAACAAGACGAACTCATAAGCGAGCAACAGGCGAAAATCAAGAAGACTCAAAGAGACTTAAAGGATTCCGAGACTGAA